CGAGATTTGCCTTTAAGAGCGGACCCGAAATACGACCAATTGCCATTACGCTCTCCTTTTCACGGGGATCCTGTCCCTCTAGCCACCTTACATTGCGGGCTAACCACAGTAAAAGATCAATGCTTGGTCGGCATCAACAGTAGTATTTAGCAAATTGACTTAATTAACCGAGGATAAGGCTATATACGTCGCCTAAATCTTCCATTAGTGATTCACTAATTTCAGCACCGCCACCAGTTGCTACTGCGTAGCCATCGCTAGTCTGTGTGCCTACTATCAAAGTAACATCGTTTGTCGGACTAGATCCACCTGGAAGTCTAGTTCCTGGAATGTTGATCTGGTCTCCTTGTTGGTATCCAATTCCTTGCGATAAGAACTGAACTACTGTTAAACTACCCGCTAATAAATTCATTCTACAACTAAAACCAGATCCGTATACGGAGTTTGTAGTAGTAGTTCCTGAAAGAATATCAGCTGCATCTGCTAATCCTGAAAATGTTCCTGTTACTGTTACTGCTTCAACAATACCTGCAAAACATTCCATAATTTGTAAATCTGTGTTCCATCTAGTATCACCAACTTCTGGTAATGCTGGACGTTGTGCATCTGTGCCTGCTGGCATTTTAAATGCACTGTCACCCATAAATCTTAAATAGCCAATGCCTGTGTTACCAAAACTAAAAGCATTGTTACCAGTATTATGGATATTATCAGTTTCTATTTTTGTTCCGTCAACATAGTAATCGCCTGTAGCAGAAACTAACATTGTATCTTCGTTTGATTGTGTTGATGTAATAGTTGGAGTAACTAAAACCTGATCGCCTGTTTCACCTCTGAAACTAAGCTGGTTACTAATTAATGCTCCCATAGGGCGAACATTATCTGTGTTTGTTAAATTATCAGGAGTATGTAATTCTGAAAATCTTCTTGGTGAAGAGTCACGCTCATCTTGTCCAAAACTATATGTGTTATCAGTTTGTGGTACAATGTCTTGTGTTAAGTCAGGGTTGATAACAACAGTAGAAAAAGAACTATCACCTACTATAACATTACCTGCTAGTGTTACATTACCATCTAGGTTAATGTCTCCTGTTGCAGCTAGGTTACCTGTCATGTTTGTATTTGCATGAACATTAATAGTACCTGTACCACTTGTATCTAAAGTAATACTGTCGTCTGTGCTTTTACCTTGTATAAAATTATCACTAATATCTAAGTTGTCTGTTTGTAACCTTTGCCAAACAATTGAACCTTGGTCTGATGAGGGAACAATATTTAATGGTCCTGTAATCGTTGAAAATGTTGCAGGAGCGTTTATAAGAACATTATCTAGTCTTGCTTGACTAGTTGCTTCAGCATTAGTTGTTGAAACATCTGTTTGAATGTCTAGGTCGTATTGAGGGGAATCTGTTTTAACACCAATTCTATTATTAGTAACATCTAAGTATAATATTGGAGTTGCATCAAAATTGGTATTCTTAAAGGCAAGATCAATTCCTTGTCTTTCAAGATTTGGATCTAATAAATGTCCACCTATTCGCCCTACTTGTGACATTAGTTTGAGAATCCGTAGAAGGTTGTTAGATACTTAGTAGCCGGCACCGGAGAATTAAATTTAAAATAATATCCGTCTGCGTATGGCTGATTAGGCCCTGTTAAATTTCCAGCAGTGCTTTGTTCAAGTGTAAAGTTAGTTGTAGGAATTTGTAATACGTTTTCAATTAAACATAAAACGTTGTTTGCACTTGTTGATTCAAATACTGGTCCAAACACAGTTTCAGTTCCATCTCCTGGTCCTAGTGTTTGTACTGTAATAGCAGAAGCCGCAGGCTGCACAACTAATTCCCAGTTGCCGCCAACATATGCTTCAATAGCAGTAATGTCAGTATTGTATCTAATAGTTCCGTCTGCTGTAGCCGGTTGTCTTACACCTACTAAGTCTGGTCTTTGTGCTGACGTTCCTTTAGGTAACATCAAGCCAGCAGTTGTACTCATTACAACTCTTCCATAAGGATTAATTGAAATAGAATTATCACTTGGACTGTATCTAGATGTATTCTGGTATTTTAAAAACTTCATAAGTTTTCCTCTACACTTGCATTGAACTTACTGTTACAGTAATTAAATCTGCTACAGATGTACCAACCCAAATTTCATCGCCTGAATCTAAAATAATTTTTTCATCACTGAAAAATACTGTTTCGCCTGCAGGCACAATTAATGTATTAACAATAATGTTATCTGTATCCGGTGTATCACCAGCTTTTACTAGGTACACACTTACATTACATGTATTAACAGACTCGTCCGTAATAGTTGGAGCACCAAGGTTACAAAGGATCATAGTAGTAATTGCATTTACTTGTCCTGTAACAGCGCCTCCAATAGGAGCACCTGTAGTTGTACTAGTATAGACTTTTTCCGGAACACTAACACTTGTTGCAGATACTTTTGTACTTTTAATCATTTGTTTTTCCTTTAAAATATCATACTGTAAAGTAATGCTCTGTTTCTATTTACTAGTTCTCCAGTTCTAGTACCATTGGTAAAGAACACACCTGTTTGACCTAACTGTTCTTCATTGTGATAAAGAATAGTTGATTCGTTTACATATGCTGGAGTAACTGCAATTTTTTCAAGTTCAAGTCCGTAGCTAAGTTTAACTTTACCTGTACCTTGTGTTCTTAAAAAGATATTACCGTTAGTATCGTTGTTTGTTATTTCGTTGTTAATAAATTCAAGGTTTTGTATTACTGCTCTATTAGAATAAAATTGAGCACCTAGTGACCCATCAACAATTACTGAAATAGCACTTTCTCCAAAGGAACTATATCCAGTGTTGTCAACCAAGTAAGTTAATGCACCACTAACATCTTTATCAGTAACAATGACCCTTGTGTCATTATCAATAATTTGGAATGTTGGATTATCTCTAATAGAATCGTCGACATATCTTTTATTAGGAATATCATCGTCGTGAGTTATTTGATTTTCATAGTTTGTAGTACCAATAACTTTTACAACACCTATACCTGAACCTATAAGGGTTAAATCTCCCCCATCTGTAGTATCGCTAGTTGTAATAGTTTTTAATCTTAAACTACTATCAGTAAAGTTGTAACTACCACTGTTACCTTTTGCAATGTTAAACGTATCATCATTTTCATCGTAAAAGAATGAAGCAGGTGTTTCGGTTCCTCTATCAATCTGTATACCAGCATATCTTAAAGAAACTCCAGCACCTGATTCACCATAATTTAATTCAATAATGTTATCGTTAACATTTAGGTTTTCAGCTTGGACAGTTAGTGTATCACCTTCAACAACTAAGTTGCCTGTGATTCGTACTTCACCGATACCTGCTCCAGTATCAAATTTTACATTTGATCCTTCACCTGTCTTAATCGTATAATCACCGTTGGTTTGTACTAACTGTGCCATTAACTATATTCCTATACGTCTTCTAATGTTAAAACGTTTGTAGTTGAGTCATCACTAACAGACCACTTGTATCTGTTGTTACTAAAGTCTGTAGCAATTCTGTTTGACATCTTCATAACGTTAACTGCTTGACCGTTATAGTAACCAATGATTACCATTTCGCCTTCAAGCACAGCAGAAGAATCAGTAACTTTATTTACAAGTTTACAAATTGCTTCTTCGCCTGAGTCATTACCGTGAACTAAAAATCTACGTGAAGATTTTTGTTTAACGATATAAACATCACTGCCGCCATCTGTAGCATTAACAATAATGCCGCCGATAAACGCTGCTTCAACTGGAATATGAGGTGTTGCGTCAACACCCAATGCACCGAAATATTTCTTATTAATTGGTCTTCCCATTTTTTTCTCCTTAAGTTTGACGTTCTAGGTCTACGCGGTTGGTTTTCCGCATAAGTCCGCCGTTGTCAGCGGCACACTTTTGACACAAGTATTTATCTTCTGCTAAGGATTGCTAGAAGTTCTTGTTGGCCAACAGTTTTAAGAAGAACGTTCATATTGTCTATTTCTGCTTGAGCTCGTTCTAAATGTATGTTACGTTTAGTTTGACGATGCATAATCATGTGCTGACTATGATTATCAATGAGCTTTTCTAGTGCTTTAGATAACTGACGAACATCGTGTTTGAACATAGAATGGTTCTTGTTCCATTTTTTCACTTGTTCTCTTAATAAAGAGAAGTCTTTGTCGTCTTTTATCTCCATGCTAGTATTATATAGTATTTTGGACAGTTAGTCAAGAAAAAAGACACCGAAGTGTCTTTTTAATATAAGCAAAATAGGTAGGACTTGGGTACACCTACAAGCACGGACCTGAATACCATTCTGTTCCGTACAACCTAACCCCGCTAGTGAATGCGATGTGATACTGCCTATCTCTAGTACAGCACCTGGGTACCACCCCTGGTTAGTCAAGTTCAACCCTTCTGGTAAAGGCTTCTTCCTTGCACTATAAACAAAAGTTAATTACTCTTTTGTTGCTATATTATTAATATAACACAAAATAAGTATTTGTCAACCTCTTTTATTTTGGATAAAACTATATATTATTACTTGAAGTAACAGAAATATGTTTTAGTACTTTGCCAGTATTCTCGCCACTTTTTACAGTATATCCACTAGTACCACTACCATTAATATTTGGCTCAGAACGTGACATCATTAAGATGCGTTCCTTACGAGCTCTCATTTTTGCCTCGCGGTATGTTTTGTGTAAATGATCGAATCTGTTCATAACACCCTCCTTTTTAAAGTTAGGTGCGTTCCTTCGCATAATGCTACTTCCGTCCCGATTGGGATGAACGATACTATTATTTAGTCATAAAAAAAGGGCGATATAAAAATACCGCCCTTTAGTAGATTTTTTAAATCTATACTTGCTTACGCAAATCTTAGGTTAGCTGAAGTAACTCCAACTTTTCCTAAGTAGTCAGCTGCATTACCAAGAGATGATGCAGTGTTTGTTAACTCTACATAACCATATCTTGTCATGAAACTTACAACTGGCTCAAATGTACCTGGATCAAGTACAACACCGCTTGACATCAAAGGAATGTATGGGCAGTAGAACGCAGGTGCGTCTGATTCCGAAGAACCTTTGTAACCGATCAACACATCGTCGTCAGTTGCATAACCGTTAACGTACACACGCATTGCACTATTTAAAGTTCCTACAAACTTAGTGTTTGTTGGTGCTTCAAAAGTACCTTCAGTTGTTCTTGCGAACGCTGAAGTTGTAGCAGATTGTAACAACGTTAATACTGTTGGTGAAACAACAGCGTAGTTACCTGCGCCACGTCTTGTACGCTGTGCAATCAAGTTAGATACTCTGTTGATTTGAACAGCTAAAGCAGCATGTTCGTCACCAACAAAAGTAGCAGTACCTGACACTGCACCTTGGTCGTAAGTTAAAGCAGCCGTACCAGCAAGTGTTTTCAATGATTGAATAACTTCTTGGTCAATTTCAGCTGTTATTTCTTGTGCTAAAGCAGCCATTACTTCTGCTTCGATGTCAATGCCCTGTTGAGCTTGTGCATCTTGTGCAGCTTCAAACGTCCAACGAGCACTCAATTTACGAGTTTTCGCTTCGACAGTTTGTTTCAAGATTTGAATGCTTAGTCTGTTTCCAGCTACACCTTCTAAAGCTGCTGTAGAAGCTGCTTTATCATTAGTAGCACCAGAATAACCTTCTGCGATCTTGAAAGGTGATAGTGCTTCGTCACCTGCTGTAGTGTCAGTTCCACTTGCAGAGTTGAATGCATCAGCATAACGTACTCTTAATGTGTGGATTTGACCAACAGGTCCAGTCATTGGCTGTACACCAACCAATTCGTTTGCGATGACAGTTGGCATCACACGTCTGATCACTGGAAGGATCACACGGTTTAGTGTTGCAACGTTACCGGCAGAAGTAGCACCTGCAGTGGCAGACTCGTTCAAATACGTGCGGGTATTCTCTAGAGTTGTTGCCATAACAGTACGCTTGTTACCTTGAAGTCCTTCTAAAAGGGCATCTTTGGTTTCTGACCAGCGACTTTCTAGTAGTTGTGACATTGTTTTTCTCCTTAAACTTTTAAGCCCGCAAGCCTGCGGATGTCAAATATCTCAGCAGTTTTTTCTCCACTGCTAATTTGATTGCCTTGTGCTTTATCGCCTGTTATTTCTTTTGCCTCTGTCAACGCCACTTTAGTTGGAGCACTTCCTTCCATTACGGAATTAATGTACTTGTCAAAAGCTGCGTGTAATTTATTAGTCTGTACAGATTCTAGTAACTCACCCATTACCTCACGCTTCTCTGCTGACAATGGTCCTAGCAATTCTGCCATTACTTCTTGTCTAGCTGCGCTATCTTTGATACGAGCAATCTCTGCATCTCGACTTTCTACTAACTCTTTAGACTCTGCAACAACTTTCGCTGCTTCTGCTACTTCTGCTTCTTTCTGTTTTACAACTTTAAGAAGTTTTGAAGTTTCAGATTTTTCATTTAAATGGCTAGTAGCATATTCACTTGCGAATGATTCAAAAAGTCTGCGACCGAAGTCGTTTTCTCTCGCTGCCTGAATATCTTCTTTCAATTGTACCATTTCAGATTTAATACCTTTCGATACTGTACCTTCAACGATTTTCGATGCTTTATTGATAAAGTCTTTCTTAACTTCTTCAAATTTAGCCTTGCTATCTCTAACAAGTTTAACTTTGGTTTCTGCTAAGTCTTTCTTATCAGCATGGAATTCTGCAATTTCTTTCGAAAGTGCATCAACAATAAAAGATTCAAGTTTAGCAACATTACCTGCAACTGCTTTACGATCTTCACGAAGTTCTGCTAATTCATTCTTAAGATTCTTAAGAACAAATGCTTCCATAGCTTTAGAATCTTTTACGATTTTTTCAGCATATTTTGCTTTAGCTTCAATAAGTCCTTGGCGGTCTTCAGCAAACTCAGAAAGCTCTGCTGTAATTCTGTCAGCCAGCATTTTCTCAACTGCTTCAACCATTGCGGTCTTATCGTGTTCGTACTTCTGTGCATATTCTTCACGCAATTGTGTAGTAACATTATCACGGTTATCTTGAACGGTTTTTTCCCAAGCGGTCTCAATTTCCGACTTGACTTCTTCGGAAATCACATTGTTTTCAAATAGTTGTTTTACAAACTCTAGCATTGTGATTCTCCTACGTTTTATTAAGACTTGAAATGAAGTTTTTCAAGCTCTCTGCTATATATCTTTGTGCCTGTGTGTCGCCTTGGACTTCTTGTGCCACTTGAAATGCCTTGTAGCCACCTTGTGCATTCATAAGGTGTTCGTAAACTGGTGTTGGATATGCTCCCGGGGCAGATGGTTGAGCTACAACATCAACAGTAATAATTTCAAATCCTTGAACATTACCATCTCCGTCAACTTCACCTGAACCTCTGCTTGAGACTCCCAACTTGACTCCTGATTCCAACATCGATGAAACAATTTGTCCCATCGGCGTTGGTAACATTTTAAGTTTTCCGTAGCCATTTGGACCATCCATCCACATTTTTGTAATCATGTGACTGACCCTGTCCAAATTGATGCGTAAATCTTGTGGGTGATCAACTTCACCTAGCACTGAATACCCCCCAGAAATCTGTTCGTTGAGCGTCTTGACAGCCCTATCAATTTCTTTAGAAGAATAAACACGCTGATTAGCGTTACGAATGTCACCTTGAATACAGATTCCACTCAAATGTAACGACTTACCGTCCGCCTGCTCATCACGCTCAATTACGATTTTAGCCTGATCGAAGCTCAGATGTTCTGCTAGTGTAGTTTTCACTTATAGTCTTCCTTTTTACTATCGTTTGCTACGGAAAATCGATTGCTTATTATCAGCTGTTTCACTTGCGCCTTTTTTCTCTGCACCGTGTCCTGCTGTTTTTTCTTTAAAAGCGCCTTTTGCTGCTTCCTTAGGTCCATTCTCACCCATGTCTTTAGGTGTAATGTCTGCTAGTCCGCCATCATTTTTACCTGAATCTTCGCCGCCTTTAGCAATATTAGCTGTTGTTCCGCCCATGTCGTTTTTCATATTATCGACAACTGACTTTTTGCTTTCTGCGCCTTCTGGTGCACCTTTTTTCTCAGCACCATGTCCGCCAGCAACTTTTTCTACATACTCTCTAAAAGTATCTAGTTCGTCAACTTCTGGGTTTGCAGATGCTTCTGGAGCAAAAGCTTCTTCTTCTGAATCCATGTCTGAATCCATGTCGCCTTCTTCTCCGTCTTCACCTTTGATTTCGTCAAATTTTGCTTGTAACTCATCAACGATTGAATCTAGATCTTGGAATAACTCTTCTGGCTCTTTATCGCCTTCTTCTGAGTCTGCATCAATTTCTGATTCTAAATCGTCTGTAGCGTCGCCACCCATATCAGGCATATCGTCTTCGCCTTCAATTGCAACGTCTTCAAACTCTTCGTCAACTTCTTCGTCTTTTGAGTCTTCTTTAACTTCGTCTTCGTCAGTAGCTTCGTCAACTTTGTCTTCTGCGTCATCGTCTGATGCTTCATCAACTTTGTCTTCTGCTGCATCATCATCTTTAGATGCTTCGTCAACTGCTTCGTCTTCGTTATCTGAAGTTTCGTCTACTTCCTCATCTTTCATTTCTTCTTCAATAAGGTTTTCGTAGATTTCACGTGATTTAGAAACCACGTACTCGTGAAATAATTCTTCTGCTTTCTCTTGGTTATCGTTAACCAAGTTCTCAAGCATTTGTTCTAATGTAGATTTATCTGCCATTTTTGTTCTCCTTGAAATTATCGGTAAGGCTGTTTGTTATATATTTACATAATTGTTGTAAAAATAGGGTTAAATGGTATTATTTTGACTCATTTTGTGTTGATATATAGTTCCTTCGAAGGTATTCTCAAAATCACGCATACTAATGTGTTTTAAATTTGTATGCTGTGGACCTAGTTTATCGGGTATAAATGCGCCATCATCAATGATTCTATAAAAGGTTACCTTGGTAAATTCCTTAATTACCTTTTCTGTTTGGCTTAGCCAATTGCCAAAAAACGTTGCAGAATCAGTGGTTTTCTTGTAATTAAAGGTGTCTGCGTATACATTATTAAACTTTCCTTTAAGTCCTTGATAATCAAATCCAGCAATATAAATGTGTCTATGGCCGTTTTGTGCTGCAAACCACAGTGCAGTAGGACCGCTACTCCATCCTTTGTGTGGACTAAAATAGTTAATATTACTATTAGTTTTAATCCCTTTGTTAGGATTAGTCCATACTGTACCCTTTTGATGGTAGTTTGCTTCAATCATCTCATTAACCATTTTAACATCTACTGCTACAACGTAATGAGGATCAAACTCTCTGTATTGTGCATTACAACCATATACTGTTCCAATGTTTAAAAGTTTTTCACAGTTAATGGTGCCGCGGCTCATGCCGTTGCCTAATACGAATGCTATATCTTTGTGGTGTTTTTTATTCTTCTTGCTCAAGCTTCGCCCCGTACATTTGTCTAATAAAATCTAGCTCTGATTCTTTTTCAGCAACATGAGCTTCGGATTGTAATCTTAATTGATTAATCTGACGTAATGTAAGGCGTACTTTTCTAGTGTCATCTTTTGAAAGGACATCGTCATCTTTCTTGTTGTCGTAACGACGGTCGACGGAAAAGTCGTTAACGTCATCATTAAAATATAAAAATTCTCTCAAAAGCATACTAGTATTTATTAAACTGCAGGTGTTTCTGCTGTTTCTCCGCCACTTACATCATCAGCAGGAGGTGCTTCAGTTGGTGCTTCTGCTTCTTCAGCTGCGCCGTCTGCTGCCATCCCTGTAGGTGTAACACCCACCGATCTTAATTCACCGCCTGCGTCTCCAGGCTCTTGTAAATTACCTGCATTTTCTTCTCTCCACAATTTTTCATTTTCTACAATTTCTTCTTGCGTTAATCCTAAGTAACGCTTCATTGCAAAACGTTTACTTAAATGTGGAATTGCGTCTACAACACTAAAGATGTTCGCTCTAGTAGTATCAAGTTCTGCTTGTCTGTATGCCGCAAAGTTTTGTGGTGGTTGGAAATTAATATTAAACAGTGATGCATCAATGTTATAGCCGTTACTGTCTAACCAAAGTTTAAACTCTTTGTCAAACGCTTCACACATAATGCTTTGAAGTCTTTCGCAGTATTTGTTAAATCTTAATTCTTGGATATATGCTGTTCCTACTTTACCGTCTGAAACAGTGTTTGCTTGATCATCAATTGATGTTGGCAAATAACTTGCAGGAATACGTAATGCTCTAAACAGTTTATTTGTAAAATATTTTAAGTCTGTAATTTCACCTAGGTTAGTTCCACCTGGTAATGTTTCAACTTTAGATCCTCTTCCTTCTGCTGTTTGTGGAAAGAAGTAATCTTCATTAGTTGATAGTGGATTATAACTTGCGTCAATAACACTAGTTCCGCCACCTGTTGAACTAGGAATACGTCTTTGTTGGATTTCATTTTTAACTTTTTCAACAAAGCTCATTGCCATGTGTGCAGGCATGTTACCTACATCAACATAAAAAATTCTTCTTTCTGGAGCACGTTGAATTCTGTAAATGATAATTGCATCTTCTAGCAATTCTTTTTGCTTGTAAACTTTAAACACACTTTCAAGTAATGAGTTACCAAAAGGATAATTGTTATCTAATCCTTCTGATAACGAAATGTGTAAAATGTGTTTTGCGTCTACTGTAATTTCGTTTTGTCCGTTTTGAAAACGTGTGCCTGTTGGCTGTGCTGCATCACCTACCATGCCACGTGCAAATCCACCACCGCTTGTATATGAACTTGTTCCGCTTGGTGATGTATTTGTTGTACCGTGTGGTGTAGTTGCAACTAAATCTTTAAAGTTGAAATTAATATCTTTAATTACATACTGCTCTGGGATCTTTCCTAAAGATTCGTTAACAATAATTTTAGAAACTTTTGCGTTATCAATATAAAGTAATTTTTTAGTTTCTGGATCTCTTAAAAAGAATGCATCACCGTACTTGAAAGTGTTACGCACAATACGAAACATACGTGTTTCAAACTGTTGCGACTTGCTCCACTTCTGCATTGCTTCTTTAAGAAGTTTAGTTTCAGTACCGGAAGGTTGTCCTCTAAAGTTAAAGTTAAAATTACTTAAATTACCGCTGTCTTTTCCTGTACAAAATTCTGCAAGAATATCTAGTGCTGCGTTTACTTCTGAATCCATGTCCATAGTGTCGTACTGCATGTATTTTTCAATACGATTTGGACTACCGGCATATACGTCTGGAAGATAAGAACTGTAGTTTGAACGTGCAGGACCAGGACGGCCGCCTCCGCTTATTGGGCTGTAATTACCCGAATTATTATCAACTGCTACAGGTGTAAAATATTTTTTCCAACTCATATACTTTCTATGCCCTTGTCATGTTCATTTCTTCTATTGCATCCAATATTCGATATTGGACTTTTAATGTCTCAGATTGCATCTTTAGACTTGCTTCTGTATTTAGTGCAGCTGATGCTGTCGCTTCTTTTTCTGACTTTCCAGGAACGTAGTCTGGATTGTCCATTTTCTTTTGGCGAAGTGCATCTTCAGCTGCAACATCTAACGCATTTTTTTCATATCCTGCTTCAACAAGACCTCTATCGCCTACACCCCTAGCACTGCTAACTTGTCCAATTGGATTAAAAGTTCTGCCGCCTTCTGGTTTTGTTAAAAAGCTCTCGTTATTTTTGGCAAAACTTTTTAGTGTACTTTCTGCATTACTTAAATCTTGTTTGGCGTCTATCTCTTCTTCTAGTTTGTCATTAAGTTTACCAGTATTAAATGCTGCATCATCTGTTTTACCAGCTACACCTTCTGCTGCACGGGCGAGCTTTTCAAACTCAGCATCTAGTCTGCTCTGAAGTTCTTTATCACGATCCTCACGTTCCTTTAATCTTATAGCATCAATCTTGTCCTGTTCTGCTTTGTTAAGATCTCGATTAATTGCTTGTTTTTTATCTAATGTTTCTCTAAGCAGTTGTTGTTCTGCTTTCATTAAATCAATTTTTTCTTGTCTTATTTTTTGTTCAGCTTCTTCTTCATCAGTTGTACCAATTGTTACCCAGTCTATCCATTTCTTTAAATCAAGCATCAATTCTGAAAAACCAACACTAAATTGTCCCAACTGATATTTGAACTCATCCATGACGTCTCCAACTGATCGGAAGTCATTCCAAAAGTCTATAAAGCCTTGGCGTAAATCATGTACTTTTTGAGATAATTTTGAAAATAAATTAGCTATAGGAGTAATGATTGGTTCAAATGTATCGCCAAACCAATTCAATCCATCCATTGCCCAATTTAGTGCCGTTTTAAAACCACCTAATAAGAAGCCGCCGACTGCTGCGAGTGCATCATATAGACTGTTTGCTATGTCTTTGGTATCACCAAATACTCTAGACACAGCATCTATAGGTGGTCCAAGAGTATTTTCTAGTGCATCTTTGGTTGAATTAAATGCACCTATTAAGTTTATTCCAACTATGTTTGCCAAAGGTTCCATAACATCTGACACATATCCAATTGCTTTTGCCATGTACCTAAGCGGTGCAGTAACAAAATTAACAACTTCTCCAAGTGCTGTAAATCCCCAACCTAATATAGTAATTGCAGGATTAAGAACAGCAGTAATAATATCTACCACAGGCATAATAACAGCAAATAGGCCTTCTAATATAGGAAATAAAATCTTTTCTGAAAAAGCAGCAATCGTTTCAAATGCACCCATCATAGTATCCATAATTCCTGTTGATGCTAACAGTCTGGTAAACGTTTGACTTATTTCATTAATACGTCTGCGCATTGCTTCCATGGCACTCATTTGCCCATCGGTAGCTTTTGCATTTTCATTTTGTGCATCAGTTCCTTTATATAATGCATCAGTTTGAATGTTTCCTGCTTCAACTAGATTCATATAATGCTCAGCCATTTCAGCATCATATCTAGCAACGTCTCTAAATCGTTGCTTGTTTTGTTTTCCTTCTTCCGACATCAAATTGTTTAGTTCGTTTCTTTGCTTCATGCTGATTGTGCCACCAGCTTCTGTAATTTTTGCAAACTCCATCATCATTTGTGCTGACTTAGGCATGGTTGATGCAAACAATTGAGATTCTTTTGTTGTTGCACTTCCTGTAGTGATAATATCTTTAGCAATATCTTGTAAGCCTTTAGTTGGCATACCTGTTATTGTATTCCTAAACGAATCAGCAGCTTCTGCTGTCATGCCTGAAATTTTTGCTTGGTACTGACCGTCTGTTAATAATTGTGCTTGTGCATCTTCAATTTCACTTCTTTCTCTACCTGTTGCTTTTGCAAGTAGATCAATTTCCTTCATATAATCTGCTGATGCTTTTGTTAACTGTTTTGTTGACATGCCTTGCAGTTTACCAGTTCTACCAAGTAAGGTAGTATAACGTGCCATGCTTTCATTTACCTGTACAGTTGTGAAACCCATGTTGTTAAGTTCACGCATAAACCCGCTCTTACGCATATCTTTAGATAACGCATCAAAACGTTTACGTCCTGTTTCAACATCTCCGCCTAGTAGCCTAAATGCATCACCATTTTTTCTAACAAAATTACTGTATTCGTTTATTGTCATACCAGCTCTACTTGCAGCATTTGACATTTCAAAAACACTGCCGCCAAACGTTGCTCCGCTGTTTGTAGCATTCTGTGTTGCATTAACTAATTTTTCAGTTGCTTCTGCTGCTGACGCAAATGTTTTACCTAATAAAGGAACTTTAGATGCTGCACTAGTAACGTTGTTGTCTAAATTTGAAAAACCAGCTAAATTAGCTGATATAGCGTTGCTCATATCGACAGCAACTTTTGCAGCAAAAGCAACACCTGCACCAAATTTAGCAACTGCACCCGCGGCTTTGCCGAAGAATGCGCCTAATTTACTAGAATTACTTGCTGCTGCACCTTGTGCTTTAGATAGTTTATTAGCTGCCGCTGCTGCTTCATTTTGACCTTTTTGGCCTGGACCTTTTTGGCCACCGAGTTGCTTCAGTATTGCCTGTAGAGTAGCTTCAGAAGCCGCATTATCCGCTTCTACTTGTCCAACTCCGGGTATGTCGATCATTACTGCCATAATTTATTTTTGTCCAGTTAACTGCGCATATAAATAGTTATACTAAGTATGCAATATATAATGTATTTACCGGAGATAAAACCATGGCAGAACAAAATGTATCAAATGATGCAAAAAAAGATGAGCAAGTTGATATTGCTCCAACAGTAACAGTTACACAGGCGCCTGCAAATCCACTAAGTGGGTATTATAGACAGCCTAAAATTTATATTAGATTACCATCAGGTGGAGATTACTATCCTGAAGGTTCATTAGACATCAGTGAAAATGGAGACTATCCTGTTTTTGCAATGACAGCAAAAGACGAACTAATGTTAAAAACACCAGATGCTTTACTTTCAGGAGAAAGCACTGTAGAAGTTATCAAGAGTTGTGTACCTGCCATTAAACAACCTTGGATGATGCCTACCGTTGATCTTGATGCGGTACTGGTTGCAATTAGAATTGCTACTTACGGTGAAGAAATGGATGTTTGGGCTAATTGTCCAAAATGTAAGGAAGAAAACAAATACACAATACCTTTAACACAATACGTTAACCAAGGTAAAACAGAATGGAAAGATAAAATTCAAGCCGGTGACTTAATTTTTGATCTTAGACCTTACAACTATAAGCAAATGACTCAGTCTAATATTAAAGCTCTTGAAGAACAAAGAGTATTTGCTATTGTCAATGACGAGGAAATGTCAGACGAAGAAAAAATGATGAAGTTTCAAAAAAGTTTTGTTAAATTAACAAACATGACTATTGATACTATTTGTAATGTAGTTGTTGCTATTGAAACACCTCAAGGTAAAACAGACAATGCAGAACAAATAAAAGATTTTCTTACTAACTGTGATAAATCAGTCTTCCAAGATCTTACAGATCATTTAGCAGATATTAAAGGTAGACAAGGTATTCCAGATCAACATGTTAAATGTGAAGCCTGCGCCCATGAATTTGATTTACCAGTAACAATGGATCAAGCAAATTTTTTCGCAGACAGATCCTGACCCTGCCCGTTTCAGAGATCGTTGAACTATCCAATAATTTAGACAAGGAAGCAAGGGCACTTAAAAAAGACATTCTACAAATCTGCTGGTATATGAGAGGAATGGATTATACTGCCGCTATGCATCTGTCAACTGATGAGCGTAAAATTATTGGTGATATTATTAAGAGTAATTTAGAAACCACTAAAACAAGTGGCTTGCCTTTCTTCTAAACAGCAACTAATTGTTGCTTAATCTTATCTTTTACAGGTTGTTGTAATTTAGAAATTTCAGTTGCTAATGCTTTCAAGTCAACTGGCTTAGCTGGAGTTGCTGGTTGTTCTCCACCTGCTGCTGGTTGTTCTCCATCTTTACTAACCGGCATCGGTTCACCGGTTGCATCATTCTTTCCATCGTTGTTAGCATCAACAGGTGCTTCTGGTTCTTCGCCTGCTGCTGTTGCCGGCTGTTGTGCTGTTGCCGGCTGTTGTGCTGTTGCTGCTGCTGTTGCTGGTGCTTTAATTTTCATAGAATCATATGTACCTTTGATTACATCATCATTAACACCTAAGCCTTTAATTATATTATATACTTCATCTGAATCTGTAGGACTTCCTGCTTTTTTCCAAGCAGTCATTAATTTTTCTGCTGTTACTGCTGTTGTAACTTGTTTAGCAGCGCCTGCAATACCTGCACCTGCTTTTCTTGCACCTTTGCCTATAGCGGCTCCTGCAATTTTAGCACCTTGTGCTGCTTTTGCTCCTGCTGCTTTAGCACCTTTAGCAACTGCGCCACCTACACCTTTTGCTGCTGCTCCTACTTTTGCTGCTGCTCCGGCAATTGCTCCTAGTGGATTTTCTTCAAGTTCTTGTCTATTGTAATGACGAACAGCATCAAATGCACTTTCAAACATAAGTTTGTTTTCAAGCATGTGTGTGTTAACATTTTCTAATCTATTAAACAGTAGGTATACTTGTCCTTCTGATAATTTTTGACCTTTACTAATTTTACTTTCTTCTTTAGCAACTGCGCCTTCGCCAACAACAGTTTTATCTTGCATTGCTGTACCCATTGCAACCGCAGTTGCAGCAGCACCAATGCTTTTAGCAATATCTTGTTTAAGTGTATCAACGAGTGTAGCAACATCTGCTTTAGAATCTGCCGCAACACCTGAATACTGGTCCATAAAATCCATTAACTGTTTAAAGTCATCGTCTGATAAGTTTGCTTTATCAATGTTGTCCCATAAAGGGTGTGTTGGATTTGTAAACACTTCCTTAATCATCATTACAGGATTACCATCAGCATCAACACCTTCAACACTAACCGTGCTTGAGAATGTAAGTGGTGGTTCAATATCTCCAACAGTTGAAGTAATTTCTGATTTAAACATGTCACCAACTTTAATTTCGTTACCATCAGGTAATGTAGTTGATGTTAGTGTTGGAGCATCTCCTGTCCAACTTGTAGCAAGTTCTTTGTTAGCAGAAATTTCAGTTCCCATAAACTTAGCATCTTGTAGTCCTTTTTCCATTTGAAATATTTTTTGTACATCATCTGGATCAAGTCCTTTACTTTCTGCCCATGCTTTTACTTCTGGAGAAATATTTGGTTCAGTATCAAAATTAATACCTGCTTCTTTTAATCGATCAGCCGTAACTGTTTCTGCGTCTACTGTTTTAACATCAAATGAACTATCTGTACCACTGCTGCCTGCATCTTGATCACCATACTGGCCGTCATCGCCTGGTAGATCAGTTTTTTGTGAGTCAACTGATGTAGTAGTGGTTGTATCTCTTGCTAGATCTTGTCCTTCTAATCCTGCATAATCAGCAAGTGCATCTCTGCCACCTAGTTCGCCAATTTTCTTTGATGTGTCAGCAAACTGTTTCATTACAAGTTCTTGTTCTTCGCCGGAAAGATTCTTTGCTGCTGTTTCTAGTGCGTTTTGTGTTTTAAGTAAATCTTCAATTGCTTCTGGTGAAACGTCTTCAAGGCTAGTTGCACTCATCGCTTCTAGTCCGTTAACGTCAATTGTTTGTCCATCACTAGCAATAATAGCCTGTGAAATGTCTGGATCGATAAGATCGCCAACTGCTTGAATTGCAGCACCAGCAGCAAAACCAACTGCACCAGTTTTAACTGATTTACCAATTGATGTTGAAAGTTCTTTACCTTGTAAAATGTCTTTTGTTGCTCTTGCTAAGAAACCTGCTACAGCACCGCCTAATGGTCCTCCTGCTAGTGCAGCAGCCGAAGTTAAAATAGCAACCGCTACAGTTGCTTTTCCTGGATTTTCTTTTGCCCAGTCACTAACCGCTTTTACGCCTTGTACTACTTTAGAATCTTTGTCGCCAATTTTTTGTTTAAGTTCATTGAACTTGGCATCCATGTTTTGTACAGGACCTGCCTTTTGAATAGCACTGCCAAGATCGTCAATTTTTTTGTTGATTGCACTTGCAAACTTACCTACAGCATCAGTACCTTTACCTATTGCTGTTCTATTACCGCCTGCGGCAGTAGCACCTTGTTCAATGCTTGTGAATAGATTGTTAATTTGATCTGGTGTAAGTGTTGCTTCAGCAACCATACGCTCAAGATCTGCTACCCAAGGCTGAATAACCTTTTGCTCCAATAGGAGCATTTCAGGATCATTCCAAGATTCAGTAATATATTTTTGTTCTAGTTGTGCTAATCTCATATCATCATCGCCAATTGTTTTTTGTCCGCAGGATTTAGCTCGTCAATTTGCTTCTGTATTTCCGCTGGAATTTCACCTGGGGCTGCTGTTGCTTGTGCTGCGGGTTGATCGCCTGCTGTTGACGCTGTATTCGCGTCTGTGGCACCATCTGTGCCTGTTTTAGCTTTGTTATATGCTTGTTTAAAACTTGAAGCAAAGCCACCTGCACCTGGCTTACCTGCATCAGCTGGATCTACTTTGCCTGCACTAGGTGCTGCAATGCCACCTTCGTCTGATGCAATCTTGTCTTTAGCTGCTGCCATAAAAATTTTGTCTAGTTGTGCACCACTAAAGCCTTCTGCAATAGTTGTCATGCTTGAACGATCAATACTTGCTGCTAAATTTGTGTTACCTGCTTTTGCTTGTGCTTGATCTGTTTGTGTTGGAATTGGTGCTGTCTTTGCTGCCGGTTTTGCTGCTACCTTTGCGGCTGCATTTTTTGCTCCCTGTGCAACGTTAGTTGCGGCGCCAGCCGCCGCGGAAGCTGCTTTTTTAACACCTTTTGCTGCTGCTCCTACTGCTGCACCAGCTTTTTGTGCCATAGTAGGATCTTTCATTGCTGCTTCTGCACCTTTAGTAGGATATCCGTTTTTCTTTAAGAAAGAAATTACAAGTTCTGGAGTTGCTCCCTCTGGACCACCTACTTTACCTAGAAATAAATCAAACTTGTCTGATATCTCGTTAGCCATAGCCCCAACTTCAAGTTTACCTTGAGCTCTACGCCCAGTTCTACCAGGTACAAACGATTGTGCCTTAGCACCAATCTTACCTAATACTCCCATAGGACGTTCATCTAACTGTTGTTCGATAAGTATTTCTTCAAGTCTCATGCCGATAATTCCATGTATTTCATATATGTATTTATTTAAAGAACAGCTAAAGCTGTTCTGCGTTTTCGCTATCGCTCAACGCCTGTTGCTTCGCTATTACTTATGCGAAAGTAAATCAGTGTTAAAATTATTTTAACTATTAACTGCGAAGCAGTTTTAACATTATCTAGATTGTATGGTCACAATTAGCCCGTTGTCGGGGCCAAAGGTGTGTTTTGAACATTATCTGAGTTCGCACAGTCACAATAGCGTTAGATCTACAATGCATTTAATTTTACATAGCGTAGGCGGTTATCCGTTACCTACTCAATCCGTCTTAGTATCTTATGTACAACGGCAGTTTACTATACAAACGCTAACTTATATAATAAACCTGCGAGAATTACTCGCTCATTTAGCCTATTTAAATTACTTCTATTAATATACAGCAAACCGGTTCTACGTAGGCGTATCCGATCAGCGTCCTGTTAAGGATAGTGCTGTTATACCTCTGCCGTTAACCAGAATTCCTTACCGTCACACATCAGAACGGGCTTAGGGCCACATAATTGCGCCGTGGCGGGCTTATTTAACGGTGTTTGAGCTGTTTTGTTAGCCTTGGGATATATTGTGTATTAGTTGTGGTTCTGTATAAAATGCAAATTAAGAGTCATTTAATCGTTTAATTTCTTCTTTTAATAGTTTAGAACTGCCTACTCTTACATTGATTATTCCATTGTAATATTCGTCTGATTCTAATACTCTACGATCAAATTGTTCCTTTGCCTCTATGTAACTAAGTACGCCTCTGCTTGGACAGTAGTGTAATATTTCTCTGGTAAATTTTTCTTTGCCTAACTTCTCTACATCTGCTAGTAGATGTTCACTAGATCCCCAATAGTCTCTCCAGTCACTTTCTACTTTTGAACGTCTTTTATTTTTTTTGCCCTTGAGTGGTGGGCGTGTTTTTTTGAATTTTGCTAGTTTTTTGCCTATGTATTTTCTGTCGTTAGTAAGATTTGTAATCAGATAGACAAACCCTTCACAGTCTTCTGGAAGTTCTTTAATCTTCTTCTTTTGGTAAGTCCATTCTGACGTCATCATTAGTAGTTACTTTCTTGGGACGTCCGACCTGGCCTTTTCTGGCTAACTTTCTCTCTGATCGTTTCTCTTGTACTTCTAGCCTTCGTTGACTTGCATGTTTTCTAATTTCACTCAGCCAAAATCTTGCCTTAATTCCTGCTTCATCACTACCATGATACTCAAAGCGATCCTGCCACTTAAAGTATTTTTGAAATGCTTCAATCATTTGGTCATGTGAATCTGTTGCCATACCTATTCCACAATTTCAACATCATTACTATAAGATGTAAAACCGTTTTCTTTGATTACTTTTAGTACGTGATTAACACGACTTGTTAAATCATCTCTATGACTGATTAAGAACACATTTTTCTGTCTTTCTCTAGTCATTTTCTTAAGGATACCAATACTAGATTCTACTCCAGCACTATCCATACCACTATCTACAAGCTCATCTATGAATAATAAGTTAATGCTGTGATATAAACTTTCCCATACATCACGGAATGCCCAACTCATAGATAAAATAAGTCTGTTACGTTCACCTCTACTTAAATTGTCAAAGTCTAAATCTTGTCCTAGCTGTGTAATTACAACGCTAAGATCATTTTGAAACTCGACAATATGCGGCAAACCAATTTTTGCCAAGTAATATGTAATACGCTGATTTAGATATGCAAGATTTTGCTCAATAATTTTCTTACGAACAAAACTGTCTTTGTTTGTTAACAGTTTGTACAAAAAGTCCTGATGATCTTTTACTTTTGTTAATTCATTAAGTAGATCAAAACTTACTTCCTGTATTGCAGTATCTTTTAATTCTGTAATTTGCTCGCTATAAGGATTAACATCATCTTTCTTTGCTTGTAAATCTTTTTCTAATCCTTCAACTGTGCTTCTATGTTGCAATGCTTGTTCAAGTGTGTCATATTGTGTAGGTGGACAACCTTCTAGCTCACCAATGTCTGCAATAACAGTTTGATGTTCTTCTAGTTGTGTACTATTAGCAAGAATTTGCGCAGCCGCTTCTTGCTTTTGTTCTTCTTTAGCACCGAGAATTTCTTCTTGCTTTTTATCATGTAATTCTTGTCCACAAGTATGACACTTGTGTTCTTTAAGCAATACAATTTCATTATCTAATTTTTCAATTAGTTTTTCTTGTTTAGAATCATCAGCTTCAATGTTAGCAATCCAACGTTTTGCTTCTGCAATCGTTGACTGCTTTTTATTAAAATCGTCTAAACATTTGTGTGCTTCAATTTCTGCATCAATATCAATTTCTTGTAAAATTTTAATACTTGACTCAAGTTCGTCAATTGCAGATACCTTTTGATCTTCCCACATACGCTGTTTGCGTTCTAACGATTCGATGTTTTGTTGAATTTTTTCGTTAGATATTTTAACAGTTTCAATTCTTGTATTCTCAGAGCTCATCTTGTCTCTGTTAATTTTCATTTCTTCTTTAAGACACTCAGCTTTTTCAGATAACAATGTAATACCTAGCAACTGTTCAATAATTGCCCGCTGATCATTATTTTTTAATGCAAGGAAAGGTTCGGTGTATGTGTTTAGTGCAATGAGATGCTTAAACATATCATGCGACATACCAAATAGTTCTTCAATTACTTTTTGTGTTTCTCTACTATCGCCTTGACTTTCATCAGAATCTTCTTCAAAGTCTTTACCGTTAATAGTAAACTTTGTAATATTAGGCTTTCTACCACGCTCAATCTTATAGTCAACTCCATCTTTTTCAAAGTTGATTGTAACAAGCATTCCTTTGCCGTTGATCTTATTAATAAGATTATCACGCTTAATGTTTGTTAATGCATTACCATAGATTGCGTAACTAAGTGCGTTGACGATAGTAGTTTTACCAGTGCCGTTTCTAGAACCGCTATCGTCACCACCTAGGTCTAGGTTCTCACCTAGTACAAGCGTTAATTCACCTTTGTCAAAATTAATTGCTTGAGTCTGGTTGCCCACACTCATAAAATTCTTTACTGTTAGGTCTTTAATTTTTATCATTGATTACGTCCAAGGTCCCTATATATCTCTACCAGCATACGTTTGTCAACAGTATCACTATCAATTGCTTCGATTTGATTCATAACAATAGTGTCAACACTTTCAAACGTAAGATCAATAGGATCAACGTTTGATTCTACTTCTACCTTTTCTGGTATAAGACTTAGTTCTCTAAGTTTGTATTGTGGAATAAAAGTTTCTCTAATAAAGTTTGCTTCTTCAAAACTAATAGGCACATCAATTGTAACTCGACAGTGCATATTTTCACCTAAGTTAGAATCAGGATCTTCAAGAAGCTGACTTAATTTGTATGTTCTAAACACAGGTTGCTTTGGCCATGTTTTATATTCAGGAGTTCCTCCCCAATCTAAAAACATCATGCCACGTTCATCATCCCATGCATCTGCATAGTTGTGTGGAAATGCATTACCGATGTATGTTACATTACCTTTAGTTTGTCTTTTATGAAAGTGTCCGCTAAACACATATTCTTGATTTACAAAATGATCTGCCTGAAGTGTTCCATGGTCAGGCATCTGTACCATAGCATTCATATAAAACAGAGGAAGTTCAAAGTGTCCAAATACATACCTACTTTTAATTTTAGGCACCATCTTCCATTCTTCACCTACTAACCAAGGAAGTAATGTTACTTCGCCTTCTGTAAAAATATCTGTAATAGGAATGATGTTTGGAAACAATCGCATAAACTCAATAGAGTTAATTTCACGTTTGTCTTTGTAAAATAAATCATGGTTACCTACCATGAAGTAAGTCTTCTCGAATGTTTCGTTAATTCTTTCTAAATTAGAAACTGTGTAGTTCATTGTGCTAACATCTGTAGTAGCACGATTATGATGCCAGTCTCCTAAAAATATGCAAGTTTCTGCACCAGCGGCTTTTGCTTCATCACAAAACCACTTTACGAATTCCTCGCAGTCCATGTTATGCGTTCTGCTGCCACCTTTCATACCAAAGTGTATATCAGTGAAGCAGGCTGCTTTCTTAAATAACGGCATTTTTACTCCTTATGTTATTGTAACTAACTTTAAGCAGTTTGTCAAGTCTTTTTCTTTGCTTTGGAATCTTTATGTTTGTTAGGGTGTGCATCAGCATTTTGTCTAGTCCAACTAGGATTCATGCCGTTCATCTCTAAAATATCATCTCTGATGTTTTGGTTGCGTTTTTCAATATTAATAATACGAACAAAACTATTTGTTACAGCCGCAGTGTAATAGGCAAATGGGTTATTACTTTTTGACTCGTCAAATTGTAAACCTATCTGTGCTAATTGCAAAATTGCCTGACCTTTCATTTCGTCGTTATATGTATATCCTCTAACATTACCTCTTGTTGCGTACCTATCACACAATTTCATAAACATTCTTGCAAGGTCGTTAGTCATCTGTCCACACTTCTTATCGAAGTATCCGTTTTCCATACCACCAACCCAATGGCTTTTGCCTACACAAATCAAATTTCCTTTGTCATCAAACTTCCAATGCTGGAAAGGAGGAAAGTTTACTTTTTCGTGCTTGTCTGCAACAGTCTTAATTGTTTTCTTGCGACCAGGTTCTTCTGGAACATGATCAAAAGTCATAATTCTAAAAATTAAATCTTCTTTTTGCATTTTACGGTAGTCTATATCAAACCCTTTTGCAGGCATCTTTTTACCTGCGGCTTCAACTGCTTCAGCATGTGCAAGTTTAGATAGTCTAGCAGCACGGTTGCGTTTTGCTTCTGCTACAGTTCTAATGTTAATTTTGTCTAATGATGGCAGTATAATATCGTACTGTGCATAGCTATCGTCAGTAAAAGAACAGAAAGTAGACTTACTGCGGTGTATTTCCGCTAATAAATCCTTATTTGTTAGATATTTTATCTTTTTTGGTTGCCCAATTGTCATACGTAATTTCTCCGGTTATATAAGTAATATAATAGCACATTATTACAGAAATAAATAGTATTATTAAAAGGAAATTTTACCAAAATGAGTTTACCAAAAATAGCACCTTTAGCCGTACTTGTAGCTGGCGTTGCGGTCGCCGTTGACCAGCAACAGAAGAACCAAGCCAATCTCAAACAGGTTTCGGACCAAGCCAAAGCCGATTTGGACAAGTTAACTAGCGAACTAGGCGGTGATATTGGCTCAGCATTAAACCAAGCGTCAGGCGATTTAAACAGTGCCTTGGCGGCAGCAGATGCTGCATTTAGTGTTGACGGTGTAGTTGGTGCTGCTGGTGCTCCGTTATCTACGATAACATCTAAAGTTGGTAGTGGTTCATTAAGTAATATAGCTGATAATGTTGGAACAGCATTTGGTGCTGCACAAGATGGACTTAATGCAGTAGCCGGAACCACAGCTGAAATATCATCTGCAATATCTAAATTAGGTATTGGAGGCAACTTAGCATCTGGTTTCCAAGACTTTGCATCAAATGTTGGCAAAGCAGCTGGTGTTTTAAATAATTTATTAAGTCTCAAAAGAGGCGTAAATCTCCCTGCTGGTGGCGAACTTTTCGAATTCGAAGAAGGCGCCGGTGTTAAACTAGATCCTCAGAATCCAAATGATTGGCGGGTAAAAATTAATGCTAACTTTGCACACTTTGGTGCAAATCCGTTATTTGAACTTCTAAAAAATACCGGTGGAGTAGTTTTTCCATACTTGCCAGAAATATCATTTTCAACAACCGCAAACTATACACAAATAGATCCTGTACATAATAATTATCCCTTCCAGGCTTACAAGAACTCACAAGTGGACGAGATATCGATTTCAGGAGACTTTACAGCAGAGTCAAGTAAAGATGCTGCGTACTGGATTGCAGCAACAACATTCTTTAAAGCATCAACAAAAATGTTCTTTGGAACAGGTAACCTAGCAGGTAATCCACCTATCATATGTAAACTGTACGGATATGGTGCAAACGTCTTTGAAGGAGTTCCGGTTGTAGTTAAAAACTTCTCAGTTACACTACCTACTGATGTTGACTATATTAGATGTACAGAAGCAAGTCAAGGTCCTAAACCAACTTGGGTACCAAGAAAAAGTAATATTACTGTTTCAGTACAGCCAATCTACAACAGAGAAAATTTACGCAAGTTTTCATTGGAGCAATATGCTAAAGGCTCAATGGGCGGCGGAGGATTTTTATAATGGCCATATACAAAAACAATTCTCCATATAGAGATACACCTCAAAATTCTATGTATTTAGAATTAATGAATATTAGAGCTGTACCAGCATCAGCAAGTGATGTATTATATACAATTGAACCACACTATAATAATAGACCCGATTTGTTGGCATTTGATTTATACGAAGATCCTAAACTTTGGTGGGTGTTTGTACAAAGAAACATGGATACAATCAAAGATCCTATATACGATTTCAAAGCAGGAAATTCAATTTACATTCCTAAACTATCAAATCTAAAAAAGTTCTTAGGAATATAGCATGAGTGCTTTTAATAGACCTCCAAGCATACCAGATAATAAGTTAAAGCCTTTCAAAGGAACTTTGAGGACTGGTGAAAAAATTAGAAACATAAACGGAAAAAGTTTTGTTGTTCCAGCAGAAATAAAAAAGCCGGACGGCTCGCCGACAATTAATGCATCTAATACTTTCCAAGCATCAAATGTTAGTGTAGGCAGTGCAATGCAAAAGATAAGAACCTTTGATCTTGATTCAGGACGTGAAATATTATCTTCAGGTGACATTGTAGAACTTGCAGAAAAATCAATAGCACAAGTAATAAATGACGAAACTAAAACAGTTGATGCCGCAGTTTCTAATGCAGATGATTTTGCTGATAAGAAAGATGATGCACCAGTAGGACCAGGAACACCAAGTCCTAGAAGAGATTTAGAAACACCAAATCTAATTCAAAATCCGTTAGAAAAATTTTCAACAGTTAGTTCGTTATGGACGATGGCTGTGCTAACACCAATGCAGTATAATGATCCAAGTTCTTATAGGACAGGAGATTTAGGATTTGCAGGACAAGATTTTGAAGGCGGCGGTATAACAGTTAAATCCGGAATTGTTTTTTCTGCTGCAGGACGTGGCGACAAATATAGAACAAGAATCCAAGGTGGCAAAGCACCTGAATATTTTGTTGACAACTTTAGAATGACTACGGTAATGTCAGCAACAAAAAACACAGGTAATACAAATGCAATTAACTTTGACTTTGATATATTTGAACCATACAGTATGGGATTGTTATTAGAGTCGTTGCAAGTTTCTGCACTTAAAGCAGGATACCCTAACTACTTAGATGCTCCGTTTGTATTGCGTTTAGACTTTGTAGGATTTAGTGCAGATGGTACAGAAGAAAAAACTATAGGTACCCAAGGGTTAAATCCAAAATACTTTGTAATGAAATTAAAGAAAGTTACCTTTGATACAAACGAATCAGGAACCACATACAAGGTTCAAGCATTTCCTTACAATCATTCTGGTTACTTAGACACAGTTAATATGCTGTTCAACGACATTTCAATTACTGCTCCGGAAAAAGGAACAGTTGAAGAAATGTTAAAAACAGGACCTAAGAGTTTAGAGAAAGTACTTAATGATAATGAACAATTGTTAATAGAATCAGGAGCATATTCAGTTCCAGATGTTTATATTATTGATTTTCCTGATAAGTCGACAGACTTTATAACAGGTGCTAGAAAAACATCTGACACATTTACTGACGGAGATCCTGGAGCAATAGTTGACGCAGACAGCCCGCCAGGCCAATCATTTAAAGCATTTGGAAAAAATGCTGCTGACCCTTCTCAAACAACTAAGACATCTTTTGAATCTAACTATATAGGAAAATCAACGTTTGGTTTTGATTCAACATCAGGTGGTAACTTTAACTGGGAAAGTTCTTCAATGTATAGAGCAGGAGATTCTAAGTACAATGAAGAAACAGGTCGTATTGATCGTTATAAAATGCAAGTAGATCCTAAGCAGCGTGAATTTTTCTTTACACAGAAACAGCCGTTAACCGATGTTATTACACAGACTATTCTAAGTTCAAAATATGCAACAGACGCTATTAGCGGAACTGCTGATAACAATAACCTTACACCAGAAGGATATATTAAGTGGTTTAAAATTGATGTTCAAGTAGCGTTCTTAGATTACGATCCTCAGATAGGAGACTTTGCTAAACAATATACATTTAGAATTGTTCCGTATTTTGTGCATTACAGTATTTTTAAAGCGCCTGGCGAAGGAGTTGACACAGCAGCATTACAAAAAACAATTGCTAAAAGATATGACTACATATATTCAGGACAAAACGTTGACGTACTTAAATTTGATATCAAGATTAATAATTTATTCTTTGCAGGTTCTGCACCAACTCCTGAAGCTAATACTTCAAGTGAATTTAACAAAAATCTTAACGGTACAGGTGAAAAAGAAACATCATCTACAAACACTCCAGAAGGTACCGCAGAAGCAAAAGCGCCTAACCTAGGTAAGAAGAAACAAAAACGTGATGTATCTATTTTACACGAAAGTCAGAAAGGTGGTAGCGGATTTAAAGATGTTGAACAATTAGTTGCTGAAAATTTCCAGAAAGCATTTGTTGACAACGGCTCAGGTGACTTGATCACAATTGATTTAGATATACTCGGCGATACTTACTGGATGGTTGAAAGCGGCCAAGCAAATCATATAGACGGAGCATCACCACGTTCGCAGACAACTGATGGCGGAGAAGCTAATTACACAGGAGGCGAAATTTATATCTTTATTAGTTTTAGAACTCCGATTGATACAAATACTGACACCGGACTTTACGAATTTGCAAATGAAAATCCAAGTCCTTTTAGCGGAGTTTACAAAGTATTGAAATGTGATAGTGAATTTAAAGGTGGGCAGTTTACACAAAAACTTAGATGTGTTAGAATGCCAGGCCAGCCAATTGATTACGGTGGAAAAGTTCCAGCAGGTAGTAAACAGGCATTGCAATCACAAGTTGGACCAGTACAACCCGCAAAAACAGAAGTTGGAAAAGTTCCGCCACCATCAAAAATTGATAGGACAATAACAATTGAAGAAGTAGAAAAAGCAGGAGAGCAATTTGCTAATAACTTCCTTGCTAACTTTGGCTTGAGTGTAGAAGGTATAGAAAAATGGGCCGCAAAATTACCTAAGGGTGATGGCGAGTTTAAATCTAAACCTAAGAAACCTATTCTAAAAGAATACAGAAGACAAGCAAACGGTTCGTTAGTTAACTTTAATATTGACAGAAAACAACCATTTGAAGAAAGCAAAGATAGAGAAGGAAACACTATTAGAGTTTATGATCCTAAACTACTTGACGGAGTTAAAACTTAATGCCAGTTGAAAAGAGAACCAGATATAATACTCAGGCAGGAGCATTAGGCTCAGGTGCTTATCTTGCTACAGTAATTGATGTACTTGATCCTACATTCAATGGTAGACTAAAAGTTTCGTTACTCAGAGAATCTGGTAACGCAGGTAACGTTGACGGACAAACATATCTTGTAAATTATGCATCTCCATTCTTCGGACACACACCATACGAATCATTAGGAATGAATCAAAACGACTTTAAAGATACACAACAAAGTTATGGTATGTGGGCAGTTCCACCAGATGTTGGTGTAACCGTTATGGTAATGTTCATAGAAGGTAATCCATCATCAGGTTATTGGTTTGCTTGTGTTCCTCCAAGGTTTGCTAATCATATGGTTCCTGCAATCGGTGCAGCAGATACAGACCCAACAGGTGCTAGGGGCGAAGATCAAACAAGCAATAGAGCGTCATTGGCTGCATTATCAGAAGATGACAAGAAAAGGTTTAATACAAAAATGCCTTTGCCAGTTGGCGAAATTAACAAACGATTAAATGGCTCAGGGGATCAAGAAATTGACGCTGAAAAGATTCCAAAGCCTGTACATCCTATAACAGATAGATTTTTCCTTCAAGGATTATTAGAAGATGATGCAAGAGGGGTTACTACTACAACTAGTAGGCGTAACAATCCTAATGCAGTATTTGGTATTAGTACTCCTGGACCTTTAGACTACGGTCCAAACGGTAAACGTATGAGACGTGGTACAAAAGAAAATCTAAGTGTTGAGATTCCTGTTACAAGATTAGGCGGAACACAGTTTGTTATGGACGACGGTGATGATCGCTATATTAGAAAAACTTCTCCACAAGAAGGCCCAGTAGAATATGTTGAAGCATCAGATGCAAATACTAGGGCAGGATTGCTTGACTTACCATATAACGAATACACAAGACTTAGAACAAGAACAGGACATCAACTTCTTTTACATAATTCAGAAGATTTAATTTACATAGGTAATGCAAAAGGAACATCGTGGGTTGAGTTAACATCTAATGGTAAAGTAGATGTGTTTGCAAACGACAGTGTAAGTGTTCACTCAATGAATGATATTAATATTAAAGCAGATAGAGATATCAACATGGAAGCTGGTCGTAATGTAAACATTAAAGCAACCGCTGAATATCAAGCACCTGACAGTTTACATCAAGATGCAAAAATTGAAGATGCTCTTAAACAAGAAAATGGTAGAGTACAAATAGAAAGTGCATTTAATACTAATATACTAATTGGTGCTAATGGAAAAATTGAAACAAGAATGTACACGAATGCAGAAGATCTTCCTCTTGCTGGAGACTTAGATATTTCAGTTGCTGGCAACCACAGACACTTTGTTGGCGGAACTACTGATATTCAAACAATTGGTGATAGATCAGATACACAAGCAAATTGGGACATACTTACAGGTGGTTACAATTACTTAACATCAGGTGCTAATACAGAAGTTGCATCAGGTGGAGACATTATTATGTCAGCAAGTCCTAACATACACTTTAACGGTCCGGCTGCAACAGGAGCAGCACAAGCTGACACAGCACTAACAATTACAGATTTAATTAAATACGATAACCCATTAGTAAACCCATTAAAAGACTGGGCTACTACAAAATGGCAAGACGGAACAATAACATCTATCATGAGGCGTATTCCTATGCATGAGCCGTGGTTACTGCATGAAAACCAAGCACCTCAGTTTGTTACAGCACTAGCAACAGATAGAGAGGAGAAACAAGATGGCTAAGTTATACAATCAGAAAACAGTAGCAGTAGATCAAGCATCAATAGGAGCAACAGGCGCAACAACTTATGCTTACAAAGGATTTAGTTCAGCGAATTCAGTTGATAACTTCAAGCTCTATGACATAGATTTAGTTAAGCAGGATATTATCAATCATTTTTACATTAGAAAAGGCGAAAAATTAGAAAATCCAAACTTTGGAACAATTATCTGGGATATGATTTTTGAGCAATTTACACCGCAAGTTAAAGAAATGATTGCTAAAGATGTACAGGATATTATTAATTACGACCCAAGAATACAAGTTAATGCTGTAGGAATTGACAGCACTGAGCAGGGAATTAGAATCGAAGCCGATGTAACATACATACCGTTCAATGTTAAGGAGAGAATGAAGTTTAATTTTGATAGAGATAACTCCGTTATAAACTGAGCATATTATAAACATTGGTAAATACAGCATAGGAACTAATAATGAGCACAACGTCAAGACAAAACAATTTATTACTTAACGAAGACTGGACAAGAATCTACCAGACTTTCGCTAATGCTGATTTCAAATCTTACGATTTTGAAAATCTAAGACGTGTGATCATCACTTATCTAAGAGAAAACTATCCAGAAGATTTTAACGATTATATTGAAAGCTCAGAGTATCTTGCACTAATTGATGCTATTGCGTTTTTAGGGCAAAGTTTATCTTTCCGTATTGATTTAGCAAGTAGAGAAAACTTTATTGAACTTGCTGAACGTAAAGAAAGTGTATTACGTATTGCTAAAATGCTTAGTTATAATGCAAAGCGTAACTTACCATCAAAAGGTTTACTTAAATTTACATCAGTTTCAACTACAGAACAATTAATTGATAGTAATGGGCGTAATTTAGCAAGTCAAACAGTTAAATGGAATGACCCAACTAATACAAACTGGGCAGAACAGTTTATTTTGCTTCTTGATGCTGCTATGTCTGATAACACAAAGTTTGGCAGAAGTCAAGGTACAGATGTTATTCAAGGCATCCCAACAGAACAGTACAGATTTAGAACTGCTAGTACTGATGTGCCAATGTTTACTTTTAATAAAAACGTTGCAGGCAGACAAATGGTGTTTGAAATCTTAAGCACAACTTTTAAAGGTGCAGAAGAGATTTACGAGGAAGCACCTACACCTGGTAACCAACTAGGATTTCTTTACAGACAAGATAACAAAGGTCCAGCAAGTCCTAATACAGGATTTTTCATGCACTTCAAACAAGGTTCTTTGGAGTTAGCTGACTTCACAATTGATGCACCATCAACAAATGAAAAAGTTGCAGTTGATGCAAAAGGAATTAACAACGATGATGTTTGGTTGTTTGAATTACTTGCAAATGGAAGCCAAGCTCAAGAATGGACAAAAGTATCAAACCTTACAGGAAACAATATTGCTTATAACAGTTTGTCAGGAGACATTAGAAATATTTACGCGGTTGAAACTAAACAGCGTGATATGATTGATTTAGTTTTTGCTGACGGTGTATATGGTAACTTACCTAAAGGATCTTTTAGAACTTACTATAGAATTAGTAATGGATTAAGTTATACAATTTCACCTAATGAAATGAAAAATGTTAATATCTCAGTTGACTATGTTAACCAAGCAGGTATTGCACATACATTAACAATTGGAATGGCATTACAGTCTACAGTTTCAACATCAACACCTACAGAATCAGTTGCATCTATTAAAAGGAATGCACCAGCAAACTATTATACACAAAATAGAATGATTACAGGTGAGGACTATAACCTTGCACCTTTAGCAACATCACAAAATATTTTAAAAGTAAAAGCATCAAACAGAACATCAAGTGGATTGTCACGTAACTTTGATCTTATTGATGCAAGTGGAAAGTATAGTTCAGTTAACGTATTTGGTACAGACGGATACATGTATAAAGAAGAAGATGAACAATCTCTTTCTTTTAAATTCTCAAATAGATCAGATATTATTAATTTTATTAAACAAAAAGTAGAAGGCGTATTTACAGAAACAGATGTTTATAATTTCTACTTTACAAAATATGACAAAATTTTATTTACAAGTGACAACATTGTGTGGAATGCATCAACTAACAACATTAATGAAGGCACAGGATACTTTACAAACAAAGTTGATCTGTCGTTGCTTAAAGTAGGAACATATTCTACTAATAACTTAAAATATATTACTCCAGGAGCAAATGTTAAATTTACTGCTCCAACAGGACAATCATTTAAAGACGGATTACTAGTAACAACAGACGATACAGATTCTTCACAAAAAAGTGTTATATGGACAAAAGTTATTAGTGTTGCAGGTGATGGTACAAACGCAGGTACTGGTGCTAACGCAAAAGGCATTGGCCCTATTGTGTTTAACGATAATGTTCCTTCAGGCGCAGTTGCTTCTAGAATTGTTCCTAAGTTTGTAACAGATCTTTCAGACGCACTTGAGTCTTCAATGGTTAACCAAGCATTTGCAAATTTAAACTTTGGCCTAAGATATGATGATAAAGAATCAAGTTGGAAAATTATTCAAAATCAAAACTTAGATTTAACGTCAGCATTTAGTTTAGGTAAATCCGGTGATGTAACTAATAATAATTTAGATAGTTCATGGATTATGGCATTTGTAAAGGATAATGATCAATACATTGTACGAACACGTACACTTAACTATGTGTTTGGTAGTAAAAAACAAAACAGATTTTATTTTGATAAAAGCGAAAAAGCATACAACAGTCTAACTGGTAAAGTTGAAAAAGACGTTGTAAATGTTTTAGGTATTAATAGTAAAAATGTTGGCACAGGATCGTTGATACAAGATTACCCATTTGAAGTTGCAGACGTAATTAAATTTGATGACGGATATGAAAGTACTAAAGAAATTAGATTAGGCTTTAGGGATTCTGACGCAGACGGTGTTATTGACAACCCAGAGTCGTTTGTTAATGTAGTTGGCGAAGATCTTGATTTAAAATATCTTTTCTTCAAAGCAGAAAAAGACGATTATGGTACAACTGTTTATAACCTAGTTGACACAACAGTAACTCCTATTTTGGTTATTGAAAAAGAATCACTGGTTAACGTTAATAACTATAGCGATGGACAATTAATTTATTTTTATGATAGTGCAGAAAATAGAGTTAAAAGAGTTGACAGAACAACAAATACACTTGTACTAGAAAGCACATACAGAGCAAATATTGGTAGAGACAATATTAAGTTCCAGTACACACATTCAGCAAGTGAAGATAGAAGACTTGATCCTAGTGTAACAAACATTATTGATCTTTATCTTTTAACTAGATCTTATGATACAGAATTTAGAAATTATCTAGCAGGTGCACGTACAACAGAACCAACTGCACCAACAAATGACGAACTTAGAGTAACGTTTGGAACAGGACTAAACTCTATTAAGTCAATTAGCGATGAAGTAGTTTATCATCCTGTGAAGTATAAAGTTTTATTTGGCAGTAATGCTGACACTAAATTACAAGCTCAGTTTAAGGTTGTTAAGAATCCTAATAAAAATGTTAACAATAACGATTTAAAAGTAAGAATTGTAAATGCAATGAATCAATTCTTTGATGTAAACAACTGGGACTTTGGAGATAGATTCTATCTAAGCGAACTTACAACTTATATATTAAATGTAGTTTCGCCTGATATATCAAACATTGTTATATTGCCAAGACAGACATCACAGGCATTCGGAAGCCTGTTTGAAATACAAAGTAAACCAGACGAAATTTTTGTTAGTGGTGCCACTGTTGATGACATAGAGATTGTATCTTCTATTACGGCTGCTGAAATTAACTCAGCAAATAGTTCAATAGTGAGTGACACATAATGGCTGCTGATAACAAAAAGTTTCCTAATAGCGACATTCCAATTAGAAAGAGTTCAGACTTATTACCTAACGTCTTTCAAACCCCAGCCAATGATAAATTTTTATCAGGCGTACTTGATCCTTTAATACAGCCGGGTGTTGTTGACAAGACTGTAGGTTATATTGGTAAGCGTTACGGAAAAACTTTTACAGGAAAAGATGTTTATCTTGATACAGACCAAACACTAAGAAGTCGTTATCAACTTGAGCCAGCTGTTACAGTTGAAGAAGATCAAAAGATTTTAAAATTTAAAGATTATATTGATCTTAAAAGCATGGTTGAGTTCTTTGGCAATGCTAATGAAAGAGATGATAAAACTACAGAGCAAGAACATTACAGTTGGAATCCTCCTATTGTATGGGACAAGTTTATTAACTACAGAGAATATTATTGGATTCCAGGCGGTCCTCCATCTATAGATGTATATGGTCAAGCAGCAAATATTCAAAGTACATATAAAGTAGGAACTGGTATAAACAGTTGGATACTTACACCAGACAGTGTAACTAATAATCCTGATATTACTTTATATAGAGGACAAGAATATAAGTTTGAAGTTAACTCTCCTGATGAAGGTTTTTACATTAGAAACAATTATGATACAGGATCTTTAGAATTTAATCCTAATAAATCATACTTCCCTGGAGAACTAGCAGTATTCGACAAACAACTTTGGAAGTGTGTTAACGAAACAAGTCCATTAGACGGAAGTAGTATTACAATTGATTCACAAGATTGGCAATTGGTTGCTAACGATGCAGGATTTGCTTCTCTACTATATAGAGATGGTGTAGAAAATAATGGTGTAAAAGTAGGAACGTTAACATTTAAAATTCCACAAGACTCGCCAGATATATTATATTATCAAAGTGATGTTGAACCTAATAGGTTAGGTAGATTTATTATTTCAGACATTGATACAAATACTTTTATTGATGTTGAAAAAGAAGTTGTAGGTAAAAAAGAATACACAACCGCAGACGGAATTAGTTTTACAAACGGAATGGTTGTAGCATTTAGAGGCCAAGTGCAACCATCAAAGTATGCAGACGGCCAATGGTTAGTTGAAGGTGTTGGTTCAGAGATTAGATTAATTAATTTTGCTGACTTAGTACCTCCGCCATTAGATACAGATTCGCCTGATATATTATTTGATAATCAAGGATTTGATACACAGCCTTTTGATGATGCAACACAGTATCCTGGTAATAAAGATTATATTACAATTGCTAGAAACAGTAAAGACTCTAACCCTTGGTCCAGATATAACAGATGGTTCCATAGAGCTGTTTTAGAATCTGCATATAAATTTAGAAGTCAAGACTTTGATTCATTAGAATCAGCTAGAGCTAAAAGACCTATTATTGAATTCCAACCTGATATACAATTATATAATCACGGTGGCATTGCAAAACAAACAGTTGACTACGTAGATACATTTACAGATGATGTGTTCTCTAAAATTGAAGGATCACAAGGTTATAATATTGACGGTGAGTTCTTGTTTGAAGGAGCAAGGATTCTAGTTATTGCAGATACAGATAGTTTAGCAAATAACAGAATTTATGAAGTAAGGTTTGTAAAACACAATAACACCACACAAATTAATTTAAAAGAAACTGCTGATTCATTATCAGCATTTAATGAAGGTGTTCTAGTAAGACGTGGTACAACTAACGCAGGTAAGATGTATCATTATGATGGTACAGTTTGGAAATCAAGCCAAGAAAAAACTAGTGCTAACCAAGCACCTAAGTTTGAATTATACGATTCAGCTGGTGTTGCATTTTCAGACCCAACAATATATCCAGTATCAAGTTTTGTAGGTAGCAATCTTTTAAGTTATAAAGTTGGCACAGGTGTTGCAGATACAGAATTAGGTTTTGCATTAAGTTATGCAAATATTAATAATGTAGGTGACATTGTATTTGATTGGAACTTTGAAACAGAAAAATTTGTTTACACGCTAACGCAAAAACAATATACCAAGAATACTAACACTGGGTTCTATAAAATTAATGGAAAATATGCAAACGGTTGGATAGCAACAGACAAAAAATTTATTCAGCCAATTATTGATCAGTACACGTTTACTACAGCAGATTCTATTGCAATATTTAATACTGTTGATTGGGATGTGTTACCAGACGATGCAGTAATTAATTTTTATCTAAACGGCGAATATATTAGTGACACATATACTAGAAGTACTAATCAGTTTACGTTTGATAGAACATTTAATATTAATGATGTAGTAACTATAAAAATAGTTGCAGAAATTAAACCAGACCAAGGGTATTATCAAATACCTGCAGGATTAGAAAAAAATCCTCTGAATGAACAATTAAAAACATTTACGTTAGGACAAGCAACAGATCATTTAAAATCATCTCTTGAATTTGATAGAAGAGTTGTAGGAACTGTTCCGGGTGTTTCAAATCTAAGGGACTTAGATCAGTATCAAAAACACTCAACAAGGTTTATGAAACATTCAGGTTTCGCAGCAGTGTCTACTTTGTTAATTAATGACAAAGATATTAACATTGTTAAATCTTTAAGATATGCTAAGTCAGCATATACTATTTTTAAACAAAATATTATTAAGAAAGCAACCGAAGTTGAGTTCAACGAAAATACTTCAGACTTTTTAGATAGTATTATAGAAATTATTACAAAGACTAAAACTATTGACAGTCCTTTTGCAGACTCTGATATGATTGGTGCTGGAGCGTTTACAAGAACAGATTATGTTGTTGACGATCCAGGTATTAAAACATTTACACTTACTGAAGATTTTGATTTAGAAACATTAAGCAGAAGAGCAGTATATGTTTACCTTAATGATGTACAACTTATTGTAAACAAAGATTACACAGTTAATGGAGCATTGGGCTTTATTACAATTACAGGTACGTTAGTTGAAGGTGATAGAATTGAGATTAGAGAGTATGTGTCAACAGCATTTAGCCATGTACCACCAACTCCAACATCACTAGGACTTTATCCTAAGTACGAACCTACAAAATATTTAGATGACACTTACAGAGTACCTAAAGATGTAATACAAGGACACGATGGTAGTAAAACTACTGCCTATGGCGATTATAGAGATGACTTACTTTTAGAATTTGAAAAGCGTGTATTTAATAACATCAAACAAGATTACGATGCTAAGATTTTTGATGTTCAAAAAGCGTTGGGTGGATATTACGGTAATAGTACATTTGTAAAAGAAGAACTAGATAGCGTAATCAATCAAGAGTTTTTATCATGGGTGCAAAATACTAACCTAGGTTATACAACAAACGATTATTTTGTAGAAACAGAACCGTTTACATATACATATTCAGGTATGACAGATCCAACAGGCAAAGAAAACTTGCCTGGATATTGGAGAGGTGTTTACAAATATTTTTACGATACTGATAGACCGCATACACATCCATGGGAAATGCTAGGCTTTACAATAAAGCCAACATGGTGGGAGACTGAGTACGGAGCAGCACCTTATACTAATGGTAACTTGGTGTTGTGGGAAGATATTGCTGCTGGTAAGATTGCTCAAGGAGATCGAGCAGGGATATATCCAAGATATGCCAGAACAACAATTCTAAATCATATTCCTTGTGATTGTGACGGTAATTTAGTTGATCCTTTAACTTCAGGTCTTGCAGGTAATTTTCAACTTGTTAACAATAGAGGTCCTTTTAAACTAGGTGATGATAGTCCAGTTGAAAACGCATGGAAAACTAGTTCAGAATATCCTTTTGCAATAACAACAGCACTAGCATTATTAAAACCGTTTGATTATCTAGTACTAAACTTTGACAGAGCTGTTACTAAAAGAAACATTATTGACCAGTTAGTAAATGTAACATCGGAAACATTTTTAACACCAACAGACTTAAAGTTTCCTATCGCAGGAAAGACACAGGTAGCAGGACTTGCAATTTACATTGCTTCATATATTAAGTCAGTGGGCGGAGCAGTTGCTGATGCTCAGAAAAATATTGATTATATAAATGTTAGATTAACTTCGAGAGTAAGCGGGTTTGTTGATAAGCAGCAACAAAAATATTTACTTGATAGTAAAAATCCAAGCTCGGCAAGTGCAAGTGTGTTTATTCCACCTGAGAACTACGATATTATCTTTAATGTAAGTTCTCCAATAGCTTCGGTTACTTACAGTGGTGTTATATTTGAAAAAACAACACAGGGTTGGGTAGTAAATGGATACGATGATATTAATCCTTACTTTAATACGTTTGAAGCGTATCCACAACAAGCTGATCCTGTAATTTCAGTTGCAGGAACTTCAGAACCTTTTACTGAATGGGATCAAGAAAAAACATTTAACAACGGTGGTATTGTTGAGTACAGAGGAACATTCTATAGAGCAACACAAACATTTACCTCTGGAGAAACATTTGATAAAAGTAACTTAGTACAGCTACCCGACTTACCAGTTCAGAATGCTGTTGTTGCTCAACAACGTAGAAACTTTAATAGTTTCAAAGTTAAGAAAGTAAGTTACGGAACAGAGTTTAACAGTATACAAAGTGTAGTTGACTTCTTACTAGGATATCAAGCACACTTAAAGAGTCAAGGGTTTGACTTTGCAAACTATGACGGCACTAATCAAGTAGTACAAGATTTTACAACAGCAGCAAAAGAATTTATGTACTGGACAGTCCATAACTGGGCAGTTGGTTCTGTATTATCGATGAGTCCAGGTGCAGCAAGTATGGAAATTAATCTTGCTGTCGGAGTTGCTGATAACTTATTAGATAGTTTCTATGATTATAATGTGTTGAAAGCAGACGGCTCAGCACTTGATCCTAAATTTATAAATGTATCAAGATCTTTTCAAAAAATTCAAGTTAACACAACAAACACAACTGAAGGTATCTACTTACTAAAATTAAATTATGTTCTAAAAGAACATGTTGTTGTATTTGATGATAAAACAGTTTTCAATGATACTATATTTGATAAAGCAACAGGTTATAGACAAGAAAGAATTAAAGCACAAGGATTTAGAACAACAGATTGGGACGGTGATTATACTAGCCCTGGCTTCTTATTTGATAATGTATCATTTGATACTTGGATACCTTATTATGATTATAAATTAGGAGACATTGTATCTTACAGAGCATACAAGTATACCGCAAGATTTAATCATACTAGTGATGAAGAGTTTAATGACGCTAACTGGACACAACTAGACTCAACACCTGAGAAACAACTTATTCCTAACTTTGATTATAGAATTAATCAAATGGAAGATTATTTTGATGTGTCATCAGAAGGATTAGGAAAGAGCCAGAGAGATCTTGCAAGGCATACAACAGGATACCAAAGCAGAGAATATTTAGAAAATTTATCTGAAGATCCAACAACACAGTTTAAATTGTACCAAGGATTTATCAGAGAGAAAGGTACACCAAATGCAATTACTAAACTGTTTACAAAACTAGGTGATAATACTAGCAATGCCGCTGTTGATCTTAATGAGGAGTGGGGATTCAAGTTAGGACAAGTTGGAGGAGTTGATCAGTCAGAAAGAATTGAAATTAGATTAGATACTGACAAGTTTAAATTAAATCCTCAGCCTGTATTAGTACAAGCGTCTGCAGAAGATAAAGTTGATAGGTATTATAGAATTGATTCGACTAATTTTGAGTTTGGTCCAAGTCCGTTTACAACAGACATTAACCCAACTAGTTATGATTCCAAGCCTGTATTAACAGCAGGATATGTATCAGTAGGTCAAACAGACTTTACAGTTACAAACAGAGATGAAATATTAAATCTTGCAATTGCTTCAGTACAAGATAATAATCATATATGGGTTACATTTGATGGACCTTCATGGACCGTTCTTAGAGCAAACACAGTATTTGATTTAAAAATTACAAACTTAGAAAGTAATGATGATAACGAAGTGATCTTTACTTTTGAAAAAGCACACTTGTTAAAAGTTGATGATATATTTGGTATCAAAACAATAGCAGGACTAAGTCAGTTTTGGAAAGTAAAAGCAGCAACAACTAATACAGTTACAGTACAGCATACAGAAAAGTATGATGCAGATCAAGGATTCGAACCTAGCACAGGCGCTTATCCAATGTTACTAACTGAAGCACGATTTAGTTCTTACGACACTGTTGACCCAGAGAAGGTAGCACTACTAACTGACGGATCAAAACTATTTGTAGACTCTAATGTAAACTCACACTGGGAAGTTGTTGAAAAGAAAAAACAGTTTACAGGTAATAAAATTGTTGACTTTGGTATTACTGATCCAACAAGTGTTGGTAAGAAAACAGTTTACAGTGATACACTTAAACAGGTTATAGTTGGCATACCTGATGCAGCAAGAGTAGGAATTTATATTCAAGGTGCAACAGGCCTATCGTCTAAGCAATTGCTTGAACCACCGTCATGGTTAACAACAGATGTTACAGGATCATTTGGTCTTGAATTAGCACTTAGCCCAGATAGCCAGTGGTTGATGGTTGGTGCTCCAACAGCAAGTGGAATCCCTAGCAGATATCAAGGTGCATTTGATGTAAATGCAAACTACTTAATTAATGACATTGTTTTATTTGCAGGTAGACTTTATAAAGCAACTGATAATATTAACGGTGACGGCAGTACAATTGATGTGTACAGCAATGAATGGGTTGAAGTACAGAAGATTGATGCAGAAAGCGATGGATCAAACACAGGTGGTTTTGAAACAGGTGTAATATTTATTTACAAGTACCAGTCACAACAGTGGAACTTATACGACATACAAGTAAGTCCTAGAACTTATGACAATGAAAGATTTGGTGAAAAGATTGCAGTTAGCCAAGCAACATCAACAGGCCCTTATTACATGTCAGTATCAGCACCTGGTTCACAAGATGCAAAAGGTCGTGTATATCTTTACACGTATGATACAACAGATGGTTGGCGCTTAGACTATAATAAAAATTATAGAGGCATTTATGCTGCTGATGATTCTACTTTTTATCCTAAGGACTCAATAGTATTTTCAAATGGAGATATGTGGAAAGCATTAGTTGATAATGTTGCAGACGGAAGTTCATTAACAATTTACTCAAACGATTGGGTTAAGATGGACGAAGTAACAACAGGTGCTTCACTTCCGATGTCAATAGCAACTAACGATGATGGTTCAACACTTGATGCAGGAATACTTGATGACGAACAACTTGTTGAGTTAGTTAAAGTAGATGATCGTTTTGGTACTTCTTTAGCAATGAACTATGACGGTACAGTACTTGCAGTAGGCTCACCAAACAGTGACGGACAATACTTTAATAACTTTAAAGGTCAGTGGAGACCTAACTACGAATATATGCAAGGCGATACAGTTAAGTATCAAGGCAGTTATCATCAATTACAAAATTTAGGACCAAGTGCAGTAGGTGCAGATAGTACAATTAGAAGTTATAACGAAGCACCAGATGCTGGCGAGCCTTGGGTAAACGTAGGCGATAGCACAGACGTTGCTTCAGGTAAAGTTTACATATACAAAAAGAATGCAGCTGGTGTTTATAGATTACTACAGCAAATAAATGCAGACTCTCTTCCATACCTAAGTGATCTTGATCCAAGTGAAGCAATAAGCTCAGGTGACAAGTTTGGTTATGCTATTGGATTAGACTATTCAGGTAACACATTAGTTGTTACAAGTCCTTTAGCAGATAAAAACTTCCAGAATCAAGGTAGTGCTTATGTGTTTAAGTTTGATAGTGATTCAACAGAATTTGCTTATAGACTAAAACAAAAATTAACAAGTTACTCAGATTATCCAAATGAAATGTTTGGTCAAGATATTTCAATCTCAAGCGGTACTGAAATAATTGCAATTGGTGCAACTAATTCTCCGTTTACATTACAGACAAGATTTGATGGATCACAAACATCATACGACAGTAACAGAACTACGTTTAGAGATTATGACGGATTTGCTGGAGCAGTTTATGTGTTTGAGAAAAAAGGTAAGTCTGAGAGATACTTCCTATCAGAGAAAATTGACGAAACACTTTCTTTAAACGAGTCTTTTGGTTACAGTTTATATGCTACAAGAAACGCTATTGTAGTTGGATCGCCTAACTATATTTCTCCTGCACCGCACGGAGTTGATATTGCATTTGAAGGAGATAAAACAGGTACAGTTAGATTGTTTGAAAAAACTGAAGGTCAAAATGCACTAAACGTTATTGGCTCACAACCACAAACAGTTGACATTGATAAGTTTAAACGTATTTCACTTTATGATACTGAAGATGATATAAAAATTCTTGACATAGAAATTTTTGATCCTGCTAAAATGAAACTGTTAGCACAAGCAGAAAGAGAACTTACATATAAAGTTCCATACGATCCTGCAATTTATACAACAGGAACAGCAGAAGGTGCTGTTGTTGATGATTCTATTTGTTGGAAAACTAAAAACGTAGGTAAACTATGGTGGGATATTTCAACAGCTAAGTGGTATGACTATGAGCAAGGCGAAGTTTCATATAGAGTAGGTGCATGGGGAGCATTGGCTCCTGGAGCATCAATTGATGTTTATGAATGGGTACAGTCTAAATTACTTCCTTCGGAGTGGGCAGTAGTTGCAGATACTAATGAAGGTTTACCACTAGGCATATCTGGGCAACCATTGTATGCAGATGATAGTGCTTACAGTATAAAAGCAGAATTTAATCCTAATACAGGAGAACAAACAGAAGTTTATTATTACTATTGGGTAAGAAATAAAGTTACTGTTCCTGAAGGTAATACTGATAGATCTATTTCAGCAGCAGATGTGTTTAATTTGATTAGTGATCCTTCTGCACTAGGACAAACATATGCAGCATTTATTGACAAAGACAAATTTTTATTATTCAATTACAAAGCATCAGTAGCAGAAATCTCTGCTGTACTAAATGTTGAATACTTTACACAAGAAGAAAATCAAAACCAAGTACATAACGAGTATCAACTTCTAACTGAAGGTGTTGCAGATAGTTTACCAACTACATCATTAGAAAATAAATGGATTGATAGTTTAATTGGATACGATAGACAAGGTAATAGAATACCTGATCCTAACTTACCAGCTAAACAACGATATGGTATAAGTTACAGACCAAGACAAAGTATGTTTGTTGATAGAAAGTCTATCTTAAGAACTTTAATTACAAATGTTAACGCAATCATGCACAAAGAAGCATTTGCTGATTCATTAAACTTTACAACGTTAAACTCAGTAGACAGTATTCCAAGTTCTTTATTAAACCTTTATGACACAACAGTTGATAGCTATATTGAATTACTTGAAGTTGGTACATCTAGAATTAAACAATGTAACTTACGTGCAAATATTATTGATAATGAAGTCAACTCTATTGATATTTTAGATGCAGGGTTTGGATATAAGATACCTCCAACTATTGAATTTGAAGGTGACGGAACAGGTGCAGAAGCAGTTACTACAATTGACAACCAAGGTAGAGTTAACAGTGTAACAATTACTAATAAAGGTAAACTATACACATACATTTCTACTAAACCAAGACAGTTTAGTGTGCTTGTTAATAACGATTCTACTGCAAATAATTTCTGGAGCATTTATGCTTGGGACGATGTAAGAAAATCATGGTACAGAAGTAGATCACAAGCGTATAACACACCGTTATATTGGTCATATGCTGACTGGTGGGACAATGACTTTGGTCCTACTTCAAGAATAGTAAAAGAAATAGTTAGTGTATACGAAGAACCAACTATAAATGTTGAAATTGGAGACTTGATTAGAATCAAAGAATACGGTTCAGGTGGCTGGGCAGTGTTTAAGAAAACTACTGATGTTAGTACCGAGTCTATGAACAACTACGAGATGATTGGTAGGTACCAAGGAACTATTCAATTCTCATCAGACTTATATGATACAGCAACAAGTGGTGTTGGATATGACAACGTAGACTCATTTGATATTGACTTTTATGATAAAGAAGTTTCAAATGAACTTAGATTTATTTTACAAGCATTGAAAGAAGATGTTTTAACTGGAAATTATGCAGTTGAGTGGAATAACTTATTCTTTACATCAATTAGATATGTGTTTAAAGAACAAACGTATGTAGATTGGGCGTTTAAATCTAGTTTCTTAAATGCAACACACAATGTTGGCACACTAAAACAAAAAACTAATTACAAAAATGACAGTCTTGAAAGTTACTTAGATTATATTAACGAAGTAAAACCTTACAGTACAACAGTAAGAGAATATATTAGTAAGTATAACACTATAGATAATACAAATTCTGCTATTTCAGACTTTGATTTACCTCCTTACTATTCAGAAGCACAAGGAAAAATTGTTCCTGTTGAAAGTACTGACGATATATTAGCAACGTATCCTTATAAATTCTGGAACGATAACAAAGGTTACCAGATTATTGAAATAAGTGTTGCTGGTAAAGGCGCAGATTACACAGAAGCACCTAAAGTATTAATTACTGGTGGAGGCGGAAGCGGTGCTAAAGCAACTGCATATGTTTCAAACGGTAAAGTTACTGGAATCAAATTAACAGAACACGGTTCAGGATACACATCAACACCAACTGTTTCCCTTGTAGGCGGTAATGGTACTTCACCATCAGTTGCAAGAGCAGTTGCAGTGTTAGGTAATGGTAAAACACGTTCTATAAATGTTAATATGAAGTTCGATAGAATTTCTAAAACAGGAATTTATAGTAACTTTACACAAACTGAGTCGTTTACTGCTACAGGTTCAACAGCAGTGTTTAATTTAACTTATCCACCAACTAGAGATAAGTCAAATATTTCAATTATTAAAGACGGCCAAGTAGTTCTTAATAATGAATATGATATTGCTTTGTTTACATTAGAAACAGATGAGTATAAACAACTTAGAGGTAAGATTACTTTTAAAATTCCACCAGCAAAAGACGAAGTTATTAATATAACGTATGCAAAGAATGATGAAATCTTAGATAGTGTAAGTAGAATTGAAAAATATTACAATCCATCATCAGGAATGGTAGGTAAAGAACTGAATCAGCTAATGACAGGTATTGACTTTGGTGGTGTTCAAGTACAAGGTACCACATTTGATGTTACAGGTGGTTGGGACGCATTACCTTGGTTTACTGATAGTTGGGATAGTGTTGAGTCAGCAGCAGATTATTACTATGTTGCAGACGGAAGCACAATTAATGTAACACTTCCTTATACTCCTGTAGATGGTCAAGTTCTTAATATCTACTTAAAACGTGCAGGCACAGTAGTACCTGACGATATTTTAAATTTACAAGTTGAAGAAGGGGTTGAAGAACCGACAACACATAGAATTGACGATCCTAATTACACTGATAACTGGGATAGCTCAGTTTCAACGAATCCACATGCACAGATGCCAACATTTATCGGTGACGGTAGCACAAACATTGTTGAAGTTGGTGCTTATGTGTCAACGCAGCCCGGTGATATTTTAATTTTCCGTCCTGCAGAGAGTGATGGTGCTGTAACTATTAATGATAACAACTTATTAGATACAAAGTTATCAGGTGGAACATTGTCAGCAATGGAAGGTGCTTATGCAACAGCAACAGGATTAAATGCAGAAGACATTTCAATAGACGGTGGTGAATATACTAGCCCAGATCAAGTTCCTGCAACAGAAGAAAATATTCCTGGACAAGTTTTAGATAGTTTAAGTATTAAAGTGTTCCATTCAAACAAAGACGCAGCAGGAGCAACAGTTAAATCCAATATTAGAATTGGTGACGGATCAACATTAGTATATCCAATAGGACAAAAAATTCTTGAAAACAAATCAGTAATTGTTTATATTGACGGAATAAAATCTGCACCAGCAACTTATACTGTTAATATTTCAAATAGTACAATTGAATTTTCAAGTGTTCCAGCAGAAAATTCTAAAATTGAAATAGTTTCAATTGGATTAGGCGGCGTGTCAATACTTGATTACCAAGAGTTTATTGCAGATGGTGAGACAACATTATTCTTAACTAACGCAAACTATATTGATACTTCAAATATTTTTGTATCAGTCAACGGTGTACAATCTGATACAGGATTTATTGACAGCACAGACTTATTACCTGACACGCCAAACAGAACACTTGTACAGTTTGGTACAAAGCCTGATAGATTAGCAGTGATTAGAATTGTTGCATTTGGCGCAGCAGCAGACGTTGATAGTTCATTGCAATCTTTAATTAGAGTTAACCAACAAGAATTTACATATGATGGTAGCACTAAGAGTTATGACTTAGATACATTTGTTCAGTTATCTAGAGAAAGTGCATTAGCATCAACTATTGTTGAAGTAAACAACAAAAAACTAAAAAGTGTTGACACAGTTTACAATGTTTACGATGGTGTAACTAAAAAGTATGTACTAGGTGTTGATCCTATTGCATCAGCAGGTTCTATTGTTCCAAACAACATTAAAGTTTATATTAACAACGAGCTAAAAACATTTATTACAGACTATGTTTATAATGGTACAACTAAAGAGCTTGAGGTTACTGCGGAAAATTTGACGGTCGGAGATGTTATTAAAATTGAAAATAACCTAAATGCAGAGTACTCTGTGGTAGGTAACAACATTGTTATTAATGATTCAACAGCATTAACACTAGGTGATACAATTGATGTAACTTGGTTTAGTGAATATCCTTCAATGGAAATTGTTAGTGATCAGTATACAGGTGGTAAAGCATTTTATCCTATTGCATTTAAACCATTGGGTGTAAGTTATGTATGGGTTTACAGAAACAAAACTAAACTTATACAAGATGTTGATTATCGCTTAGATGTTGAACGAGGTGCTGTATATATTGAAGGTTCTAATAAAGATACAGATAGTTTTGAAATTGTAGCGTTTGGGTCTAATGTATTTGCATTACCAAGTGCATATCAAGTTAGTAAAGATATGTTAAACATCAATCGTTACACTAGATATGCAATTACTGATAATTTAGTATTGGCAAAAGAATTAACTTACTATGATGAAAGTATTACACTTGCAGATGCTTCTACATTGTTTGACCCTGTTGCAGGCAAAAATATACCAGGCATTATTGAAATAGATGGTGAGAAAATTGAGTACATGAACAAGAATGGTAATGTACTAAGCAACTTGAGAAGAGGTACACAGGGTACAGCAATTAAAACACTGAATCCTGTAGGATCATATGTAGTTGATTTGAGTACAGACCAAACAATTCCATATAAAGATACCCAATCAAGAACAGATTTTGTTAGTGATGGTAGCAGTCAACTCATTGGACCACTACCTTTTGTTCCTAAGCTAAGTACTGTTAGTGATTGGTATGAAGGAACAATTCCAGCAATTTATGGAAGATGTGACTCAATTGAAGTATTTGTTGGCGGTAAAAGACTACGCAAAACATATATTGATCAATACAACGAAACTAAAGGTTCAACTAGCCCAGCAGGCGATGAGAAGGTTGAAGCTGAATTTAGTGTTGACGGGTCGTCAGCATATATTAGACTAACAAATGTACCTCCGGCAGGTACACGAATTAGTATTATAAAACAACAAGGACAAGTATGGTACGATAGAGGCCAAAATACTGCTACATCAGGCGTTACGCTGCTTAAAAACAGCACTCCAATTAGTCAGTTCATTGCTGCCAATACATCGAAGTTACCTGAATAAATACACTATGAAACTGGAAGATAAAAATATGTCAAACAAAGAAAACAAAACGCCAAAAGCACCTGGATTGAATGAAACCGGCGGGTTCCATTTTGAAGGGCATATTAAGATTTTTGATCCTGAAACTGGAGAAGTTTATCAGGATAAACGCAATGCAATACACTATGAAAATATGAGTGTTGCAATAGTTAACAGTCTTTCAAATCAAGGGGAAGGTACAGTCTACGAAATGGCGTTTGGTAGCGGTGGTACTACAGTTGACCCTACAGGATTAATTACATATTTGACACCTAATACAGTTGGGTCAAACTCCAGTCTTTATAATCAAACATACACTAAAGTTATTGATCAAAGCTCTATTGCAAACGCTGATCCAGTGCGTAACAAAATGGAAGTTAGACATATTAGTGGAGCAACATACAGTGACATTGTAATTACATGTACACTTGATTATGGTGAGCCAGATGATCAACAAGCATTTGATAATAGTGTTAATATGGACAGTAACTTTGTTTTCGACGAGCTTGGACTTAAATGGTATAATCCTAACGGAACAGGCAAACTTTTAACACACGTGGTTTTCCACCCTGTACAAAAGTCTTTGAACAGACTCTTGCAAGTTGATTATACAATCAGAGTACAGAGTTTAACAGGCTTTACGGAGGTTTAATAAATGCCATATATTGTAAATTTTACAGATAGCGAAAACAAAACTCCGATCACAGTCTTTGATAATACATCAAGCCAAGATACAAGTTTAACATTTCCAGGACGTAACGTTACTGGATACGGACAAATTATTGCTGAAAACTTTTTATCTGTATTAGAAAACTTTGCAAGTGCAACTGCACCTGTAAATCCAGTTGAAGGACAACTTTGGTATGACACACAAAATGGTGTGCTACAGTTGTTTGACAACACAGCATGGAAAGCAGCATCAAACATTCAAAAGAGTGTTACAGAACCTAGTGTTGAAAATTCTAAAGTTGGTGAACTTTGGGTTGATACTACAAACCAACAGTTAAGAATTTACACAGGTACAAGATGGTTACTAGTTGGACCAGCAGAAAGTTCAATTGACGGTTTACGTTATGGACCAGCAGTAGAAAACATTGCTGACTCAGACAACCAAACAAAAAGTATTTTAATTTTATATATTGCAGACCAACCGGTTGCAATTGTTTCCAAAGACACATTTACACCTAAAGTTAATATTAAAGGATTTGCAACAGTCAAAGCAGGACTTAATGTTGCAACGCCAGCAAACGATACTGAGAAAACAGAATTTGCTTCTATATTTTTAGGAGGCGAACTACCTAAACTTATTGGTACTGCTAAAAATGCAGATGCACTTAACGTTGGTGGTGTTGAAGTATCAGCAGGTAAGTTTTTAAGAAGTGATATTGTTAACACAACTGACCAAGGACTTAATGTAAGAAACAACGCAGGTTTAACAATTGGTGTTGACGGAAACTTCCAAGTAACAACATCAGCAACTGCTGCGAAACTTTATAATTCATCAGCAGGTAGTTCAGTAGATTTACAAGTTAACAGAAACGGTATTCCAACTACAGTACTTAGAGTGCTTGATAACAAAGTTGGTATTAATATTGCAGCACCAGATGAAGCACTTGATGTTGATGGTAACATTGGCTTAACTGGCGCACTAAAGATTTCAAGTACATCTGAAACAACTAACTTATCAACAGGTAGTATTGTTTCAGCAGGTGGCGCAGCGTTTTCTAAAAACATTATAATTGGCGGCGCAGCAAATGTTACAGGAACAATTACATCTTCAACTTTAAAACCTCAAGTTAATGATACACATGACTTAGGTGAACTAACAAATCGTTGGAAAACAGTTTATGCTAAATCAATTCAAGCAGATGAAATTGTTGGTACAATTAACGGTAACATTACAGGTAATGCAAATACTGCAACTAACTTAAAAAATGTTACAAGTTTTGCACTAACAGGTGACGTTGTTTCACCCGCAATACAGTTTGACGGACAAGTAGGTAGTGCAACTAAGACATTTACCACTACATTGACTGCTAACATTGTTAAAGATAGAGATGAACCTGCACCAAACCAATCAGACAAAAATGACTTTGTACTAGTATATAGAGCTTCAGCTGAAGCAGGCGGAGCAACAGGACTTCTTAAAGAAACACGTGATACATTTGTAGGTGACTTAGGAATTCCGTTGGGAGGTATTCTTCCATATGCAGGTACAAATCCACCAACAGGATTTTTATTCTGTGATGGTGGTGAAGTTGAAAGATCTAAGTTTCCAGAATTATTTGACATTATAGGAACAACATATAACGGTTCAGCAGCACTTAATGGTGTTGGCACATTTAGATTACCAGATTTACGTGGTAGATTTGCACTAGGTAGGCACAACATGGACAACAATATCAACGTACCAAATGCAGTTGGTGGATTTGTTGATAACGGCGGAGGTGAACCATCGCCAGCAAGAGTTGAAGGTACAGAAGCTCAAACACTTGCAGGTGCAGCAGGCGCAAGTGCGGTAGCGTTAACATTAGGTAACCTACCAGACCACGAACACGATATGACAGCAAATGGAATACAGTATTCGGCTGTTAGAGTTGATAGTGCTATTAACAGTCCAGGTACAACAGGTTTAGGACCTACTGCTCCAGGACAAGCACAGTACTTACAACAATCGGGCGGTATTAAGAAACCAAGTACAGACTTTACGTTAGGGTCATTAGTTGGTATTATGAATCCGTTCTTGACAATTAACTATATTATACGTTCGGGTCCACCAGCGTTTACAACAACGTAGGATGAGATATTAAATGGCATATCAGATTAATAAAACAGATGGTACAATAGTTTCAACAGTAGCCGATGGTCAAATTGATAATATCTCTACTGACATTACACTAATTGGTAAAAACTTTAGCGGATTTGGTGAAGTACTTAATGAAAACTTTATTAAGATACTAGAAAATTTTGCTAACGTGACTGCGCCTACGGCGCCTATTAAAGGACAGATTTGGTTTGACAGCACAGAATCAAAACTTAAAGTATACAGTGGTACAGCATTTGTTCCAGTAAGTTCTGCAACAATTGCTAACTCACAACCAACAACACTTGGTGTTGGTGACCTTTGGTTTAATGATACTGCTAAACAGTTATATTTCTTTGATGGTACTAGCACTATATTGCTAGGCCCTGCGTATTCAGACGCACAAGGAACTAGTGGACTTATTGTTTCAAGCATACTTGATACACTAAACCAAACTCGTGTTATTACATCACTTTATAACAACGGTATCTTGTTAGGTATATTTGCTAAAGATTCATTTACGCCTAAAAATGCTATTGAAGGATTTAGTGGAGACATTGGACCAGGATTTAACCAAGGTACATTGTCAGGCATCAAGTTTGATGTAACTTGTACAAACTCAGAAAAACTAGCAAACATTGATTCTACAAACTACGTTAGAAAAGATACTGCTAACTCTTTAACAAACACACTTAGAATTGAAAGTGATCTAGGACTTGTTGTTGGTTCTGCTTCGCAGGCTAACTTGTCAGTTGATAACGGTAACGTTAAATTATCAAACGCTGCTGAAGATAAACTTTTAATCTTAGATGTTAGAAAAGGTATCTCGCAGGAGATTGCAGTTAAGATTAGTCCTGATATAAGACAAATTGATTTATATGAAGGCGCACCAGATAGTATAGTTAAGACTGGTGGTAGCATGGAACTAGCAGGCGACCTTACTATTAGAGGTAACCTTGTTATTAATGACGGCGACCTTGCTACAATTAGACAAACAGAATTAGTTGTTGAGGACAAATACATTGTTCTTGCACAAACAGGCGACAGTGGATCTAACTCAGATGAAATTGCAGATGGCGGTGGACTAGTAATTAAAGGTACTACTGACAAAGCAATTTTATATAGTAAAGACGGCTTAGGCGCAACAGCAGAATATCCTGCACTTGCTTCACAAGCGTTTACAAGTTCAGAACACATTAACCTAGCAACAGGTAAAGAATTTAAGATTAACGGAGTAACAGTACTAAGTGGAACTTCGTTAGGTACAGGTATTACAAGTATTCCAGGTGTTACAGCCTTTGGTGCTCAGAACGTTGTTAACATTGGTCCTGGATTACCTCCAGTAGCACAATTAAGACTTGAGAATCAAAAGATTTCAACGCTTGATAACAATGATGATATTCAATTAGAAGCACACGGTTCAGGTAACATTGCATTAATAGGTAGTCCAAAAATTACAGGACTTGCTGATCCTACAACAGCACAAGATGCTGCAACAAAAGAATACGTTGATGATATTGCACAAACTAGATCATTAGCATTTAGCATGGACTTATCAGATGGTAAACCAAACAGTTATATTGCATCAGAGATTTTAGCCAAGTTGGCTCCACCGGCTGAATACAGATCCGGTACTTTTGCAAGAATTCTTGTTACACTATTAAGTAACTCAACAGTTAACTTTAATTTAGCACCTGAAATTAGTATTTCAACAGACACATTTAATACACCTTCAGGAACAGCACCTGCTGTTACAGCAGTAAACGGAGCCATTGCATCTATACCAGCATCTGGTATTACAACATCTAGAATTATTAAAGTATTCCAGTTGTTGTCAGGTAACTGGACACACGTTTCAGATGAGGTATTACCATAAGATGAAAATAGGAGCGTATAAATGGCTTATGTAATTAACAAAACTGACGGAACTCAACTTGTAGTATTACAAGACGCAGCAGTTGACTCAACCACTAGTTTATCTTTTGTTGGTAGAAATTATGTTGGCTATGGTGAAATTCAAAACGAAAACTTTTTATTCTTATTAGAAAACTTTGCAAATATTTCTGCACCAGGAACTCCTATTACAGGGCAAGTTTGGTTTGATACAACAAACAGTATATTAAAAGTTTATGATGGAGAGAATTGGGTTGAAGTTGGTTCTGCAAATGTAAGTCCTACTGCTCCAGTAACTCCAGCTCTTGGAACATTTTGGTTAAAGAATGAAACAACTGCAAACGCACCGGCTGATCCTTCACTGCATGTATATGATGGATCTAACTGGATTAAAATTGGACCTGAAACAGCAGACGGATACTTACCAACTAGAGCAGTAACAACAACATTACTAGCAACTAATGGAACAACATATCCAGTAATTGAACTTAAAGTAAATGGTGTTACAATAGGTATTGTATCTTCAAATGCATTTACTATTGATCCAAGTAATGAAGTAAGCGGATTTTCAGAATTAATTACAGGTATTAATTTAAATGCAATGGCAAAAGTAATGGGAACATTACAGGGTGTTGCAGATAAAGCAATAAGACTTAATTCACCTATATTAGTTAACGGTGTTGCATTTGACGGTTCAGAAAATCTTACAATTACAGCACAAACACCTAACAGTTTAGTTGCAGGAGAATTTTTAGTAGGAACAGATTTTGATGGTGGCAATCCTACTACATGGTCAGTTGATGCTACACATTTAAATCAAATTGGTAAAATTGTATCAAGAGATACTACAGGTAACTTTGTAGCAAATCAAATTACTTCAGATTTAGTTGGTAATGTTACAGGTAACATTACAGGAGAGACAGGATCATTTACAGGAAGTGTAACAGCAGCAAACTTTATTGGTGCAACACTAAGTGGAACAGCAGCCGCAGCACAAAGATTATCAACACCAGCAAATATTAATGGAGTTGGGTTTGACGGCACAGCAGATATAACAGTTACAGCAGATGCTAACACACTAACAGGTACAAACTTACATAATACTGTTACTAGTTCAGCACTAACAAGTTTAGGAACATTAACATCTTTAGGTGTTGCTGGAAATATTACAGTTGGTTCAAACTTAACTATTGACGGAACAATTAATTCTACAGAAATAAAAGCAGCAAATCAAATTAGTTTAGCAGCAACAGAAGGTGTAGATTATCAACTTGATTTATTTGGACCTACAAGATCTCCTAGCGCAAAAGCAGGACTGCTTCCGAACACAGATGTAGTACTTGACCTTGGTTCAAGTGCGTTAAGATATAAAGATACATATTCAGAAAAATTTTACGGTGACTTAACAGGTGCAGTTACAGGTAATGCAACATCAGCAACAACAGCAACTAACATTGCAGGCGGCGCAGGTGGAACTATACCTTACCAAACTGCTTCTGGTTCAACAGCACATATACCATCAGGTACAGCAGGCAAGTTTTTAAAGTCAACTGGTGCTGGACAACCTGTATGGGATACAATAGCATTTTCAAACCTAACACCAGGCAACTACTTAACTGGTTTAGTTTATGACGGTATTACAAACACAACATTTGATGTTGATGCAACTAACTTGCCTACAGCAAATAAAGTTGTAGCAAGAGATGCTAATGGAGACTTTAGTGCAAATGTTATTCAAGCAGACTTAAATGGTAATGCTGCAACGGCTACAACAGCAAGTACAGCAACGTCAGCAGTTAATGCAACACAGGCAGCAAACGCAAACAGTGCAGACAATGCAACGTATAGTATAACTAGAGCAAACGCAGACAGTTCAACATTTATTGCTACTACTGAGTTTGTACAAAACGTTGTTGCATCAGCAAATACAAGACAACTTGTTATTAGCTCACCTGCACCAAACACAAGTTCACCAGATGCGCAGTATATTGATTTAATTGAAGCATATCTTCCTGCAAGTCAAGCAAGTGGACTAAACTTTGAATTGATAATTAATAACATATATGCAGGTTCAAGTTCTAGTTTTAGTGCTGGTAGATGGATTTTAGCATACAGATGGGCTACTGCTAGTGTTAGTACTTCAACTACACTTTATAATAGTAATACTGGTTACAAGTTGACTTATAGTTCAAACGGTAGTAACTGGAGTTACACTGGTACTTGGTCATATGTATAATGACAGTAAAGTTAGTACCGGACTATTGTAAGAACGTTGACGAGATAGTAGAATTAGTAGAGGCAAACGAAGACAGTTTTTTTATTAGGCAGCCAGGAGAAGAATTTAATTTTGTAACTGCCTATGGTGAAAGTAAGTTAAAAAGTATGTTCCGTTGGAACATGCCAAAAGAATTAAAGG